AACCTCTTGAAGATTTTCTTTCACTTCCTTGAATTGTCCAGAAGTTTCGTTTTGTGCATCTTCCACTTTTTTATTTAACTCTTCTTTTGTGGATTTAATATCCTTGTTGACCTGCTCCAAGGTTTCTTTCTTTACTTTTTCTACATCAGGAATCAGCAATTCCCACCCGTTACCGTTCCATACTTTTAAAACACCTGGCTTACCATTACTAATATCTCGCCACAGAGTTTTGCCTATTGTGAGGTTATCAGTTGGCGGATTAGCAGATTCTATGATGTTAACCGTATTATTTTTTAGGTTTTCTTGAACTTTCTCTGCTAATTCTTTAGCCGCTTGAGATTCTTTTACAGCTTGGCTAGACTCTTTCTTTGCCTCTTCAGCTAATTTTTCTAGTTGTTCTAATAGTTCCTTATTGGCTTTATTTCCTAAAGAAGCGAGAACTTTGTTATATAACTTTCTTAATTCCTCGTTTGAATCAACGATTTCACGATAGTCGCCAAACACATATTTATCTTGTGTAGGATCAGTAAAAGATTCATCACCAGCGATAACACGAGCCTCGAGATATAATTTTGGCGTAAATCCTGTATCTTTGATTTTGATTGTATCGCCTTCATTGACTAATTCGTGTGCTAGTCCGAAAACTCTTCCGATAGAAGCTGCCTCTACTTCATAAGCAACAGAAGTATTAACACGTTTTTTAAACTCAGTTTTCATGAGTGTCATTAAACGTTGAGGTGTCATATTTTGATCTTCTGTTTCTGGTGTATAAAAACCAAATTTATGTTTTCCGCGTTCATTCCACCTCTGGAAAGCATCGCTATCAGTAATGTAAGGGAGACCATTATTTATACTCTCAACTGTAAGGATTTTATCGCCTTCGCCTTTAACGAAACCCACTAACGCTGTACAAATATCCCGTGAATGTTCGATACGTTTGACGCCAATCAAATCTTTACCGATCTCTACTTCTTTACCTGTTTCTCGGCCACGTTTCTTTATCATGTCGACGTACCAACCGGTGATTTGAGAGCCTACTACTTCTACACGATATTGAATTTCTAAATCGAATAACGCAGCGATTTTCTTTAAAAATGTAAGAGGATCTATAATTTCATCGATTGTAATCGTGTGAAAACCATTATACTCTGTTCTGCCGCGCTTCCACTTCATGCCTATCAGAGCCATATCGATAAGTTCGTTTACCGTCCTGCTTTCGATTCGTTGCGGCATTATATAGCCGTCTTTTGCTATTTGACTCCAAGCGCCAGAAGCATGTACAGTAATTGATCTATCATCAGAATCTTTTTCGACTTCATTGTTGATTACATATGGAACCATTCGACCATCACGAACTTCTTTTACAATTAAATTCTGTTGTTGCAAAGTAACTGCGTGAGGTGTTCCGTCAAAAGTTTTAAACTCTAACATATCAACATTATTTTTGATTTCCCAATGACGAATATCATCCCAATAGTCTTTCGGTTGAATAACTGAAACTATTTGTTCGGTCTTAAAATCCACGACGTGTAATATTCCGTTCGGCGTTCTCATTTAAATCTCTCCCTATAGCTGACTGTCGCTGTGAAATCTGGCGGCATGATATCGATACGATTTTCACCCCGTATTACGGTCGGAAAATTACTGAAAAACTCTTTTAAATTTATAGCATCCTTACCGTTTATTGTTACAAGACTCCGTTCCGTATCAACAATGATTTTATCTCCAGTATCGAAAATATACGGCTTCGTATTATCCGGTACTTTATTGAGCTTCCAAATCTTCAAATCGTCCACTTGCATCGTATAAACAGGGGTATTCCGATCCCATCTACAGATTGCAATCATGACTTGAGCAATCTTACGCCCCGTCATTGGATTCTGCTTGTTAATTTCACTTGTATCAATCCAACGTTCAACAAGCGATGCATCATCGATTTCTGTACCATCTTTAAAACGAGCCACGTAAACTGACCATTCATTTCCTCGTCTTGCTATACGTAGTCGCCCATAGAAATTGTTGAACGTATTAGGATGTGCGCCACTTGTATCAAATAATATACGAGAGCTGTTAGGCGTTCCGCTATTACCAATTCGCATATGTGCTTTAGTAATTTCAGCATCCCAATACAAATCATTCATGTTTATACGTGCTACTACTTCGCTTGTTTCACCTAACAATAAGATTTCCACACGCCCCATTTGATCTATATGTTTAGATTGCAAATGCACACGTGCTTCCATTTCAAAATCTTGTAATGATCCTCCAGGAATATTCTTCTTCACAATACCGCCGTGGAAACCTTTCGTACCTTCTTCGCCATAATAAGGACAATAAAGAGCCGTACCATCTTTCACCTTAAGCTCTCCTGTACCGTTCATATCATCAAACAGCCCCTTTACAGGAGTCCATCCGATAGTTGTCGACATATCGTCCCACATGAATCTCTCTCGTTCTTGTACTGTTGTTTCCTCAATTGTTAAAGGATAACCAATACGGAAATAGTCGCGCCCATTTGGATATGGCCCATACCAAACATCTAAAAATGTACTTGGTTTATTTGCCTGAATTTCTATTAACGCAGGAGCTTCTACACTACCTTTATTCGTAAAATAAGAAGTTATTTCTGTAGTTGCCTCCCTAGTAAATGTATTCGTATTTGTTTTTCCTAGCTTATAAGGCATTAAACATAATATTGAAATAGTCGCTTGATGAATATTGGATTTTTCAAGTTTTTCTTCGACTGCTTCTTTAATTCCGTAATATGTCAGATCAGGTTCGTCAGTAAACGAAATTTCCACAGGTCCCTCGGTATTCAATAGATTGTTTAATTCATCTATACGTTTTCTCAATTCAAAGAGAGAGACTCCCTTAAGAGAGAAGTCTACTTCTAATACCCTCTTGGGAGTCCTTTTACCTAAAAAATATGAACCTGGACGGTGGGATAACGTTAACTCATTAATTTCATCACTTAAAATCCCGCGTCCTCTTATATCGTTAACCATAAAAAAGCCTTGCTCGTACTTCTTCTCGAAATATTCCTCTAAATTTATCCCGTTAAAAACTAGCAATCTACCGCCCTCCTTTAAAATACTTCTTTTCGTTTTCTAGCCGCCTCTTGTTCACCAGAGATGTCGTCAACAAATCTCGAAAACTCTTGTTTACCGAGTTGTATGTTAATATTCGCCGGTTGCTTATCTCCTGATGGTTGATTGTCGTACTGACTCGGCTTATACATGCTTGGCGTTGGTTTAGCTGATTGATACGCACCTAACCCGCTTACTCCTCTCGGTATTGATGTGCCTGTATCCACAGCTAACATCTCCGGTTTCATCCAGTCCGTCATATTTTCAGACGTTCGTATTACTGCTGACTTCATTCCGTCAACACCGTTGATCCAACCTTGCATCATGTTTACGCCGATCATGTCACGCATCCAACGCGAAGGAGAGTGTATTGAAAACAGTCCTGTTAATTTATCCTTAATGCCGTTACCAATCTCGGTTACCTTGTCCCAAATACGACTAGCCATCGAAGTTATGCCATTTAACATACCTTCCATGATGTTCTTACCGATATCCATTAGGTTAATCCCTTTTAAGAACGAGATTATGTTATCCCATATGTTCGAGATTGTATTAGACATCGCATCTAAGATACTAGACGTTGCGGAACTAGCTGCATTCCAACCCGCCGAGATGATATTTCCAACCGCTGAAATTACTGATGAAATCACATTACGTATTCCCTCGAATATAGATTTGACTACATTCCATACCGCATTTAATACGCTAGAGAAAATCGATTGTACTAAATTCAATCCGTTACGTACGATTACGCCTATTAAAGAAATCGCTCCATCAATAATACTTTTAATTAACGACATTACATTTGACGTAATTCCCTTAACCGCATCCCATGCGCCACTCCAATCGCCTTTTAATATCGACGTAAATAGTTTAATAATGTTCGTGATTATGCCAATTACAGATTTAATAACGCCCATTACTGCTGGGAATACCGCTTGTACGATTTGTAAAATAAATTGAATCGCAGGAATCAACACGCTCTTAATAATCTCAGCTGCACCTTGTAATATTGCTGAAACCACTGGGATAACCGCTTGAATTATCGCCAGAATTACTGGAAACACCGCTTGCACTACTTGCAAGATAAGCGGAATTACAGTCGTAGCAACTATCATGATGACCTCTCCGAATAACTTAATAATCTCGATAATTATCGGTATCGCCGTTTGGATAATCGATTGGATTACCGGAAAGACCTCTTGGACAATCGTAAGTAAAATAGGAATCGCTTCTTGCACGATAATTACAATAATGTCCGCGAACAGTTTCAAGACCATTACCCAAACGCCGACGGATGATTGTATAATATTCATAATCGCCGGGAATACTTCTTGTGCCACTTGTGAAAGCATCGGCATTACTTCAGCCGCTAACTCTGAAAACATCTGAGATAATTCTTGGATTACTTGAGTTATTGCTGGCATAATTCCAATCGTTGTTTCAGCGAACAGTTTCATTAAATCCGTTACCATAGGCATCATTAGTTGAATGTTCTCACCAAATAGCTTAAATAAATCCGTTGCTAATGGTATTACTTGTTTTACGACGTCACCAAAGAGACTCATAATAGTTGAACCAAGTTCGCCAAACGCTGCGCCTAACTCTGCAAATGCCGGACCTAATGATGCGAAACTTTCCATGATGACTTGTCCGGTCTTTTGGAACTCCGGAGCTAATGGCGCAAATGCATCAATAAACCCTTTCGCTAATGAAGTAATAATCGGCATGATTACGGAAGCGACTGTACTGAAAACGCCTTTTATCGATTCCCATGCAGACATCAACGCTGATTTCGCTTGTTCATTTGTATTTACGAGTTTAAATATCGTAGCACCTAACGAAGCGACAATAGCGATTACCCAACCAACAGGACCAGACACACCTAAAAACGTTAGTCCTAATCGGACGATTAACGGTGTTAATGTAGCGATTGTATTACCTATCGATGCGAATGAAGACTTAATATAATCTACGACTGGCGAAATCGCAGAACTAATACCTGAAAACTTAGCACTTATTCCTTCGATAGCTGAACCGAAAGCCCCGCCTATCATTTGCCCAAGTCCGATAAACTTCGCTTTTACGGACTCAAAAAAAGCACCTATCGCGCTACCCATCGCTGAAAACTTAGCGGGGATAGTTGCAAGATACGCACCGAATGAATCTAAAGCCGATTTCATAGATTCTACTGCGGAAACAGTAACATTTTTAATGGATTCCCAAGCACTATTCATTGCGTTACGGACTGTCTCGTTATGTTTGTATAGTTGAACTAGTGCTACACCTAATAGAGCTATTATTCCAATTGCTATACCAACAGGACCTAAAAGCGCACCAATTATAGTTCCTAAAATAGTAATCCCTTCAACTAGCACACTAATAATTGAGCCTAACTTACCTATCGCTAAGAATAATTTGCCGAATACGATTATAGAACTACCTATACCACTGATTAAAAATCCCAATGCAGCCATAAAGACAGTAAATGCTGCTCCAGCTGTAACTACTGTTGCAATTGTTGTTTTCATCGTTGAGGATAGCCCGTTGAACCATTCCGATGCTGCCTTAATTGCATCAGCTACTACGACTATCGCTGGTGCTAAAGAATCCGTAAATGCACGAGCTGCTACGTCAACTGACGATTGCATTTTAACTATTGCACCTGCCCAACCTTCGAGCATTGAATCGGCTGCTTTTTTCGAAGCTCCATCCGATTTGATAAGTGATTGCGTAAGTTTATCGATTTTCTCCGGGCCTGCTGAAACAAGTGCCATCATACCGGAAACAGCTTCCGTACCGAATATCGTAGCTAATGCTGCCCCTTTCTGAGCACTCGTCATTCCTTCCATACCCTTTTGTAATTCACCAATAATTTGAGAAAGTGACTTCATGTTGCCACTGCTATCGGTTGTAGAAACACCAAGCTGTTTTAACATGTTAGCTGCTGCTTTTGGCGGCTTAACTAAACGTAACATTGCCGATCTTAATGCCGTACCAGCCGTTTCACCTTTGATACCTGCGTTAGACATTATCCCGACTGAAGCCGCGAGTTCCTCCATCGAAATACCTAACTGTGCTGCTGGGCCAGCCGCGTACTTAAATGCATATTGCATATCATATACGCCTGCTGCCGTAGCATTAGCCGCTTGTGCAAGTACGTCGGCAACATGTCCGCTATCTTTCGCTTCCATACTAAACGCATTTAATGCGGAAGTTATAGTATCGGCTACCATTCCAAGGTCTTCACCCGAAGCTGCGGCCGCTGATAGAACGCCTGGTAACGCTGCGGTTGATTGTGCTGCGTCAAATCCTTTCGCTCCTAGCTCAGCATAAGCTGCCGCTACTTGGCCGGTTGAATATACGGAGCTAGTCGCCATTTCCAAGATATCTTTCTTAACTTGACCATATGAACCGCCGGTAAGAACCGCTGCTTTTCTCGTTTGCTGTTCGAATTCCATCGAGTTCTTGATCATACTCCCAAATGCCTTGCCAGAAGCATATGCAAGTGGCGCAAAAGCCGTTGTCATACTTTGACCAACCGATTGTATCCTACGCCCCATTTCTTGCGCTTGATTGCCTACATTTTGAAACGTACGTTGCCAACCTGACATATCAGGAGGCGGAGGTGGTGCTGGTCTAGGTATCGGTGGAATAGTTGGCACATTAGGAGCTGGAATATTTATTGGCTGACTAACCGCTTGTTGAAAGTTACGCCAAAGCTGTGTTGCTTGTGTCAAACTACTTCGTAACGATGATATGTCCGCTAATAGTTGTACCTCTACTCTATTTTGACTAATAATTATTCACCGCCTTTTCCGTTCTGACTTCGTAATGCTCGTTCGATGTCGTCGAATAAAGCTTCGTTCGCATGAATTTTTTCCGTTAATCGTTCACGCTCTTTTTCTTTTGCCTTTATCACTTGGGCATTTTCTGGACGTTTAAAGATGTCATCTAAACTCTTAACCTTTTCGCTTTGAGCATTTCGGTAAAACAAAGCTTGAACACTAGCAATTTCATAGGTGTCTAGTAGACGCTCGCGGTATCCGGTAAGCATAATGTGGTATTCTTTAATGCTTAACTGTTTCGATTCAAGCGTTGACATTCCGAAATATCGAAAACAATCGGCCTGTAAATCATCAACGTTTATTCGTACAGACTCTCGAACGCTTTCTTCTGACCCTCGCCCATGCTCGCTAGTAATTTGTTCACTGTTTTCTTGAAGAAAAAACTATTTAGAACTACCGCCTTATTTACCTTTAAGATGTCATCGAAAGATAACTCCTCAGACAGTAATTGACGTTCAATTTCTTCCTCAATGTCTTTTCGTGTAATACCTTCTCCTGTATGGATCAACGCGTAATAAATTACATCAACGAAATCTTCAAGACCGCCTTGCATGGCTTTTTGGACAAACTCAAAAGGGCCGCCGTTTCCATCGATTAATTTAATTGCTTCAAATCCGTATTTCAGTTCATGTTCTTTCCCTTTTACTTCAAAACGTGTATATGTTTTAGCCATCTATAAAAACCTCCGTTAATTTTTATTTTCGAAATTAAAAAAGGCGAGCAATTAAGCCCGTCCTATCTATGCGCTAGGTTTATCCGCGATATCTCCGTCAGGAGCGCCTGGTGGAACCGTTGTGATCTTACCTACGGACAACCCGCCGTTTAATTTTGCTTCGATAGAGTACTTCGAGAACTCTTCGTTTTCGTGCGATAGTTCCACACTGCTTAACATGAACGTACCACTCTTCGATTTGTACTCACCTGCTTTTGCACTACGTAAAGAAACTTCATGAATTTTAACGAGTTTTTTATTTGTAATTGCTTCTTCGATGTAGTCTAACGCTTCGTCACCTTCTGTACTCACACCCTCAATAGATACTGATTGCGTTACATCGCCATAATCTGAACCGCTTTTATCTTTCGTCTTCAACTCGATTTCGCCCGCTTCAATGGAACGTGAGCCTGACGTTTGGTTAAAGAGGCGAACTGTTTTACTAGCGCCTCCTGTCTGTGGAATATCGATTAAATATAACGTTTCTTTACCCTTAAATTCCGGTGAACCTGCCATTTAATTTCCTCCCTATTTTCGTATAGTTATCGTGATAAAACTACGGTGTTTCACCGTTATCTGGGTTCCATCTTCCTGAGGAATTGGTTCGAACGACGAAACTTCCGCATATAAAAAACCGACTAGCGTAGGTACCTTCGAACTTGTGTCATACAAGTCGATAGGTCGCCTTTCTAGTCGGTCGATGATTCTATCTTGCAATTCATTTCGGTTAGATACTGTATCGGAATAAACTCCGATTTGTATTAGGTGATTTCGTGCGTAATTATCTTTCGAATACCTATCAACGGTTCCCGTTAGTGATTCAATCGTAAGAAACGGTTTTGCTTTTCCAGTTAAGGAGACCCCATCGTACACCCAAGTAGTAGGAGCGAATTCATCTAATGATTTCTTCAGCGAATACATTACGTCATTTACTGTAGTCATCACTATAGACCTCTCGCCGTTCGTTGCATCGTTTTCTCCAGGTCAGAAACTAACGGTTGCTCGCCTTCGAACATTGTCTTACGCATGAATCCTTTTTTCGTTTTATGTGTGTATTCTTGAACGGCTGCATATTCGACTTCTGATCCGTAAGACCATCCTGTTTTATCTCCGTTGAAAGCTTTCACACTTGGCGGAATACTTCCCGCTAAATTACCTGATTCAACAGGTGCTCTGTTAGAAGCTGTATTCGCTTGTAATCTCGCATGTTTCTCTACCGTATTCGCAACAGGTGTTTTATAGCGCTCAGGATTATTCATACGGTAAATATTTTCGAGATCTTTAATTCTCGCGCTAACTTTCATTAAATCACCCTCTTTATGACTACTTCTCGGCGATTGACTCCGCCTAAACCTCGTTCATCAACAAGCATGATTACATATTTGATGCCGTTTCTTTCGAGGTATTCGACGTTATTCAAATCGATATCGAGTCGGAAAGTAACGAGTGCCTCGCCCTCTTTTACGTCTGTACCTGCGAATTTCACATTATCTTCTAGCGTGAATTTCTTCCAAACGACTTGCACCGTTTCTTTCGTACTCTCACCGTTAATTACTTCGCCAGTAATCGGGTCTTCTTCCGATGTGCCTTTTCGCCATAAAATAATAGACTCACGACGGTTCTGTTCAATTAATTCACGATTGGCTCGAATTTGCTCGATATCTTTTTCGGTTAACACTCGTTATTCCTCCTCTCCAATAATGTAATTTAAACGAGATGAGCATTGCGGATGCGGATTGATTAGTTGAGCTAATAGACTTTCCGAAATCTTTTTCGGATATCTACCTGGACCTAACCCGTAAGCATCCCGTCTAGCTAACTTGTAACACATGTGCTTCGAGTGATATCGGTGTCGGTGTCCGTTATCAATTAACTTGTAACCTGTAACAATATCGCTTTCGTTTCCGTTATAAATCGTAGCTGCTCGATGTGTGTTGTTACTCTCCGTAATTGCTACACGTTCGATTTTCCATTTCTCGTTATCGTGTACTTCTCGTATTTTCTGAGAGATTGAACTAACACTTTCACCTTTAAGTACAGCAGGTCGTATAACCTTCGCTAACTCTGCACGCATGTCACCCGCTAGATTCCACACTCGGTCAGATAGTATTAAACCGTCCTCACCTCTACGCTTTAGCATGTATCTCACGATATCCTTATTTACGGAATCTAAAGCCGTTACGTTTAACGGAGTCTCTGCAAGTTTAGAAGTCGTCCACTTCGCTGTATCATTTATCATTTTTTCGAATGACGCACCCGCTTGCTTACGGAACTCCTTTTCGTAATGGTCTAAATCCCGTAATAAAGCGTTTAGTCTACCTCGTTTAATTACACCGTCTTTTTGGTAGTCGTTAATTAAATCCAATAAAAAAAGACGGACCAGTATAATAGTACCAACCGTCTCTTCTACTTGTTTTTCGTTCTCTTTTTCGTATTGCTTCGATATTTTATCAAGCGCTTCGTCAAATTCATTTTGTAACCCGCTCACGAAACTACCTCCAATCCGCCCTCTTTGCAAATGTCTGACTAGCGCCTTTGCCACGTCTATATTTTCGATATTGTTTACGTGCGTCAGCCGCTAGTCTTTGGTAATTTGCGAAGATCATAGATTTATCGACAACTTCTTCACCATCGGTATATTTAAAAAACCGAGCCGAATCTGCTGCAATAGCTTCATAAGCAAATGTGAGCGCAAGATAAAATACCGCATTAGCGTTATCTTCTTCCGTAAAATCCGATTCGACTAAAGCTTCAGCTAGCCAAGTGTCAATGTCAGTCGACGTAACGCCTGGAACCTTTGATAATCGAGACTGCAATCGTTCTGACACCGTCATTTGGCGTCACCTCCGTTATAGTAATTAACTCATGATTCCTGCTGACCTTAGTTTCGTAAGTAATGAGTTGAAATCCGATACAAGACCTGTTATATCTGTAGCCACACTATTAGGTTGTGTTGCGACCTTGCTTGCGGTTAGCTTTCCGTTAAGTGTATTTTGAAGGTCTGTTATATTAGCGATTGTATGCGTATGAGTAGCAGGTGGGAACGTACTCGGCTTATTACTAACATCTGACCAAGTAACATTAATTGAACCACCTGAAGACTCTTGTAAAGTTTTTATTATATCGCCTAACTTAACATCATTGGCAACAGGCATTGATAAATTTAAACGTTTCACTTCATTTTCTGAAATAGCCATCTGTAGCACTCCTTTCATATACGTAAAAAGGCGACTTATTAGTCGCCGTTAACTATAAAACTGTTTTTGAAATTCCGCTTAATACAGCAATTGATTCTTTTGCATTCTTAATTTCGAAACCAAGCTCGCCGCGGATTACACGAGAGAAATAGTCTCCACCTGGTAATGTTGCATCTTGGTCGTAGATAGGTGTTAAATAACGAGCCTTAATGTTGCTTGTGTCTAGTAGTAATGCACGGTCTTTTGGCATGTTTTGGTCGACTACTACACTAGAAATTGCTCCACCTGGCAAATCAGAAACGAACGATAAGATTTGGTACCCAGCCGCTGTATCTTGGCGAGTTGTACGGATAGTGTCGCCACCTAATTTCGTAATTTGTCGCGCAACATTAGGGGCACATAGGATTGTATTTGCTGAACCACCTCGAACAAATACTTGCTCTACTGCATCATTTAACGATTTAGCATCGATTTCTTTACCTTTGAAGTCTTGTACGTGTGATTTTTGCTCATTAGCGAACGCAAATAAACCTCCAGAAGTACGTGGTTGCTGCCCATTCCCTTCGAATTTACGGCCATAGATCAATGAGTTGTTGATCTCACGAATCATTTCTTGAAGACGTAGGTTAACTTGGTAATCCAGTTCGTCCTCGACACCGTAAGTATTAACTTGTTGTTGTGTACGAGATACTGAAGCATATCTAGAGAAAATCTGAGATAAGTTGAATGACATAAGACGATCGTTAATCTCGTTCTTACGGAAAGTATCTTCACCTTCAGGGCGTGGTCTAGCAATTACTTTTAATTCGCCTTTCGCTTCAATCGCTTCTGGTGTCGTCTCATCGTATCCACGTTGAACAGTGATTTTGTCAGCTAACTCATCTACTGATAACACACGTAACACTTCTAGACCGTTTTGGACTAATGCATTTTCTGCAAATTTACGTGCTTCTCCTTCTTCTAATGTTAATTCTGTAACATCTGCTTTTGCCGCTGTCTTTACGATACCTGTATCACTGTTTAAATAATCATTCTGCCACTCGAATTTTGTTTGCGTAAGGGCTTCACCTGTACCAATAATACCGAATAATACCGGTGCTTTCGTAAGAATTAAGTCTACATTCGCCTGCATTTGACGAACCTGTTGTTGGAAATTATAAGTATTTGCTACTGCCATGTTTAATAGCCTCCTAATTGTTTTTTAATATAAAAAAGCCGTAGGTTTGGAACCAACGACTGATCTACTTCTTCGATTTTAATTCGAGTATTTTGTTGTATAATTGCGTAACTTTACCAGCAAGCTTTGGATTTTTTAACGCTTCAGCCTTCGTTTCTGTTAATTCTTTTTCTAACGCTGATAATTCGTTAGCTTTCGGATTGGTTACGGGATTAGAACCGCCTGACGCATCTACTCCGATTACTTGTTTGAACATCCACGGCTTATTTGCTTTTAAAGACTCGACTGCTGACTCTACGCCTTGGATGTTACCTTCTTCATCGACATTAATTTCCGACTTATCTAATAGTGCCAATACATCGTTTGGATCGTTTGCATTCAAAGAACGTGCAACACTCTTAATTTCCGTATTCAAGATTCGAGCGTCTGCCTTTTCTTGTGCTTTCTGCGCTAATTCCGAAGCTTCAATCGCTTTTTTAGCCGCTTCATCTTTTTCGGCTTGCAAACGCTCTACCTCAGTCATCTCTTGTTTCTTTCGTTCTTCTTCCGCTTGCTCAAACGCAACTAATTTCGCTTTAAGGTCATCATAGTCTTCGTATTTTTTACGCTCACGTTCAAGTCGTTTTGCGACTACATCATCAACCTGTTCCTGCGTAAGAGTTTTTGTTTCTTCCTTCGGATCAATTACGATAATTTCCTCGGTTAATACTTCACTCATATCATTGCCTCCAACCGTTTTAAGCCCGTCGGCTATAAAGTTAATCCATCCGAAAGTTTAATGCCATTCCGTAAGGCTTATTTATATCACTCTTTATAAGGGTCTTGTGTTTGCCTTTTAAGTTGACGCTCTTGAATAATCTCCATAAACTTCTGTTCTGCGTTTTCTTTACCACTTCGTGTAATAGCACCTTTAATAGATTCAATTTCGTTGGATATCTCTTCGCCCAACTGCTCGATTAACGCTTTTTGATCTTGTGGTAAAGGTAAGCCGAAAATAATCTCGCTTGAGTAGTAATTATCTACCTTCGCAAGCATTTCCTTATTATATTTAAAACGTGGGTGTTCTTCTCTCGCTTTCATATATCGAAGGATGTATTCGTTTAGTGTCTGCAAACGTGATTGCCATATTACCCATGAACGTTGTGTCTTCGATATAATCGAGCTAAACATAAGTTGAACGGCCATATCGTTAATACCTCCGGTGTTCATGTCGGCTGTGTTTACGATTGGTACCTCCGCTTTTTCATGTAATCTTTTTTGCAAACGGTCAAGATACGCTTCAATCGTTTCCTTAAACTTAAACCCGCTTTCTAACTTACTTGCACTAGGTACTCCGCTCTCCTTATCTCCGTCACCGAGATTCCATTTCGCACCTGGAGCGATTTGTAACGGATTCTTCGGGTCCTCGTCTACATTAACAAGTAGATTGATAGCAAACATCTCAAAACGAATTGCATCCGAGTAATCCGACATCTTACGGTCAATCTCTTCCGACAACTCAATCGTTTTTTCTAATTCACTGTAACCGGTAGTTCGACCGCTTAGTTTCTCAGTAGGAACGTGTACTACCGGGATAAAATCGAGTCCCATTGACGAACGTTCAACCCTGGACTCTTGTACACTTAAATCTCCGTCATGAACAGCCTCTTCTATTTCGCAGTCGTACGTCCCGGCTTCTTCGTGCCAAACTAAGTAATACGAGAGTTTCCATAGACGTGTTTGTTCATCGTCAAGCCATGCGATAAAGTGTACAGCATCTAACTGATCCTTATCCCATTCGTTGTGTACTGCAATTACTTCCGTAGAGGGATGCCAAATGATTTTAAATTCTCCACGTCGGTTATCGTAGTGAATACGTGCATAAACACCCGTTCTCGAAATTGAACGGTCTTTTGCTGCGGCTAGTAGCTTTTCGTGCATTCGATTATCGTCCCAAACCCACGTTAATAACCTCTCTTTCGCTTTCGCCCGGCTATTCTCCGTCTGCTGTTCTTCACTTGGTGTATAACCTGGTTGAATCATTAGTGCTGGGTCGTCTAAGACATCGGGTGGAACTGTTACTTTCGGTTCTTTCTCGAATTGCCAAGCCGCAATCGTATCGACTATCTTTCGTGGGTAGTTAAGTTCTAATTTCGTAGGTTCATAGTCGAGTTGTGATGGCTTCGTATAATCAGACCAAACATTCAAGTCCCCGTCATATCGTCGATATAGCCTGATTTCATCAAGGATTCTTTGCCATTCGGTGTCTCCTAATGCTGTACGTATAGGGACGACATACTCGATGGGATTCATTAGATTTCTATCAGGGAAAAACCGCATAAATTACCTCCTCTCTTTAGTATCGATAGTTACCCGCGTTACCTGCTTTTCTTTTACGTCCTTTATCCGTAACTGAAACAGCCATTTCTAAACTATCAGGTAAATCGTCGTGCATATTTGTTCCATAATACTGAAACTGCTCTAAAAGTAACGAATGCATTCTATTAAACTGTATTTCTCCGTTTTCTATTCGCGGTAATAACGCCTCTAAACGTAATTCCTTACGAGAACGTTGCTTAATCTTAACTAAACGAGTCGTTGCCGGATAACCTTTCTCGATTAATCGTTTCGAAACCATATCAGCGAAGAACTCTTGCGCTGCTTGTGCCTCAACCGCTATTACATCTGGTCGAAAATGTAGTACTTTATCTACGATTACTTTCATGAATTTGTCAGGATGAAGTCGTTCGCCATACGAATCAATAACGTAGATTGTATCCGTCTCTTTATGCTTGGCCACGATTGAAATTGCGGAATAATCACCGCGTTCTTTCCCCATCGCCAAGTCAACTCCGATGGAGACGAAGTACTCGCCACTTAGGAAGTTACGGTTTATTTGTTTATCATTCCAGTAATTGAAATTATCAGGATTGAATACCATTACTTCCTCATCGATAGGATTGTTCTGTAGCTCGGTATTAAACGCTTTGCTACCGTTATCCCATTTGAATTTCATCAGCTTGAATACCGGCTGTACTTCTTCCCAAAGTACTTCAGCGCCTTCAACCATTTCGTCATGATTAGCGGTGAAGTATAACTCAGCGTCTCTTGCCCTCGCTTTGTTTTCTCGTTCTTTATAAATACGTTCACATTCCGCCCATAAATCTTGTCTAGTAGGTGGTGTGATTAACGCCCTATATTTACGAGATTCAAAGTCGGAACGTCGCTCCATAATATCGATTAATAATGATTGCGGATGGACTGTCGTACCCATAAATACGATTGCTGTCCGTTTTCCTTCCGGGTCACCTAACGGAATAACTACCTGAGCGAACCAATCCTTTAATTCCTGGCGTAGTTGAGCCGTGTTAGTGTTCCGTTTATCTTCCAGGTCATCACATACGATTAAATCTGGACGTTTACCGTTCCAGTTTCGACCACGTAATGCTTGTCCCGTAGAAGCCGCTTGTACTAACGTTAGCAATTTCTTGTCATCTTTTCCTTTCGGTTCCCATGCGATAAACTCTGACGTATTATCCCTCGGATTCATTTGTTGCTTCGTATGTAACAACGATCCGAAGTCACGTCGTAACTTATCGTTGGATTGTAGCTGTAACTTAATCCACTCTAAGTTAGCACTGGATACCGAAGGAGTTTCTGAGATTAAGATGATATAAAATCGTTTACGATAACAAATCTCATGAATCGGAAAGGCCTTCGATAAGTAAGAAGATTTTGCATGCGAACGAGGTGCGGCGACTGCTACTCGTTTGTTTATTTCATCGTTAGATACTACGTTCATGATGTCGCATATCTCTTCGTGGAAATGCGGTGCGTATTCCGTAATGTTATCTAGATTAAATCCGTCCGGTACTTGAAATTCTGGTATCCAGTTACCGGTGTTTTCTTTATTTCGATTCTCACCGAAATAATTGTAAGCGAAGAAGAGTAAATCCGTTTCTCCTCGATTTATATCTTGGAGACGGTTAAACTCGTTGATATACGTTGTAAGCTCTAACTTTTCATCGTCGGTAAGTTTGTGTCGGTTACGCACTCTAGGAACAATGTACTTTCGTAGCTGATTTACTTTTTCTAAACGTTCTTTTCTATCGAACCATTCTCCGTTGATCCATGCGATAATAACCGTCTCCTTTCGTAATTAATAATTGACTATGGAAAATTTAGCCGTTATACTGAACCTATCAACGAATGTAACAAAACCAGATTACGTTACATTAATTAATTGGAGGTAATACATATGTCCGGTGTAGTTCAACCTATCCGTTCCAAACGGGATATAGATAAAATGAAAAAAGCGCTAGCTGGAAAGCCGCGCGATCTATTACTTTTCATATTCGGGATAAACTCCGCGTTACGTATTTCCGATATATTGAAACTCAAAGTCGGAGATGTACGTGGTAAGGAATCTATATCACTAAAAGAAACAAAGACTCGCAAATCTAAACGATTCCATCTAAACGCATCCATAAAAAAAGCCGTCGCGGAATTAATCCCATCAACGGCTGACGATAACGATTGGTTGTTCCCTTCTCGTAAAGGTGATAAAGCAATCTCTCGTATCCAAGCGTATAGAATTTTAAATACTGCGGCTGATCGTGCCGGACTTAATATTGAAATTGGTACGCATACATTACGAAAAACTTTTGCATTTCACGCGTATAAGAACGGTACTGATTTAGCGTTACTGCAAACGATACTAAACCACTCAAGCCAACGAGAAACACTCGTATATCTCTGTATCGAACAGAAACAAATCGACGATGTTTATATCGAAATAAACTTGTAAGGACTGCGTCTTGACGACGTGGTCTTTTTCGTTTTACACTTGCGTAAAGCCAAACGTTATTTTTGATACGCGGATTTCTCTCGTACCTGACGGGCCTTGTTCAAAAAAACCACCCCCCGCCCCTTATTCAATTCCGTATATTTCATGCACATTTCCGAATATCCAATGTAACAGAATCATCTTTTGTTACATTCAATTACGATTCAAAACGTTATTATAGCAACGTTTATCGAATTATTTATGTTCATTTATCTGTTACTTATTTTATGCATGCGTAGCATCAACGTTTGTAGCGTTCAACACATCGATATACATTGCATAAGATACTGTATAATTACGGTGAAAAGTTTCGAGGGAGCGTCTGTCTAGAGCGAGCGACTGACCTACGGTAAACCTTCGTAAAGAATCACTACATAATATCATGACGAGTTTCTTCCTATTATATATTCGTAATATAATCGACTACTTTACATCGTCTTCAATGCGCTCTGCAAACGATGCAATCTCACTATCTAATTCCTCGTAGTTAATCTCGCCTGTCTTAGCCTTCGTTTCTACCTCTACCTTATCGGTAAGCATACCGTTAATCTGTAACGCTAACTTCGCCATGGCCGCATTACCATCACGTATAGCTATCTCGGATAAGGATGCGATTAACTCCGGCAGTTGGTCTTGGCTATTCCGTACCATTTCCTTCTTTAACTCTCGTTCGAATAACGTATCCTTACGCCAGTTATGAATCGACTGTCTAGATACACCGCATATCTCAGCGATTTCATCGTTTGTCTTACCGCCTTTATTCGGTAATGCTAACCATTTAATAGCGGTTAAGTGTTCTGTGTTTAGTCGTTTTAACGCCATGTATTTCGTCCTCCTTTCCGTTTAATATAATTGCAACTTATTCATATGGTAAAAATTTCATTAACTTCCCTTCTATTTAACACGTAAATATATTAATATTAAATTACACTAAAAATAAGAAGGGATTGAACAAAGTGGAACAAACAACTATTCCAACCTTTTACCAAGAAAGCTTTTGTTGTCCATATTGTAGTATTGTCGCTGCTCAAACCTGGGAGTAGGTAGAAATTCATAACCCTATTATTAACGATTATATTTGTATTGAGAACCTTCATATTTCTGAGTGTGCTCATTGTAAAGAGTACTCAATTTGGTGCAAAAAAGAAATGGTTTATCCTCTTAAATCTTTGGCACCCGACCCGCATCTAGACATGCCGTTAGACATTATAGATGACTATAACGAAGCTACGAATATACTCAAGCATTCACCAAGAGGTGCTGCAGCATTATTAAGATTGGCATTACAAAAGCTAATGAAATCATTAGGTGAAACAGGTAACCATATCGATTCTGATATAAAATCTTTAGTTCAAAAAGGACTTCCAGTTCAAGTACAACAAGCTCTTGATATTTTAAGAGTAATCGGAAACGAGTCAGTTCATCCAGGATCATTAGATATGAAAGATAACCATGAAATCGCATTAAAATTATTTGACTTAATAAACATCATCGTACAAAATCAAATTACACAACCTAAGGAAATTGGCGCACTATTTACATCCTTACCTGAAGGTAAGCGAAAAGCAATTGCAAAAAGAGACGGCATAACCAAGTAGTTTTCTCTTTTATTATTTTAGCGGAGTATCTTTTATATAAGTACTATATTGACTATATAAGATAGTAATTCTTTTCGATAGAAAAGGATTACCGGTAAGTATGAACGTTAGTGAATACTTACCGAATAGTACTTATACTTTTACTCTCTTAATCTTTTGTTTGTTATTATTAAGTTCGTTATTATTACGTTTGTTATTATTACCGTCACTCTACAGTGATTTACCTAAGTCACTCCTCGGTGATTGACCTAAATCACTGTAGAGTGATTAACGATATAATTCGTCTAAATTCCGTCTGACCTCCTCGTCAGTCAACGACGAATAGTACAACGGAAAGTATAGTTTATCTCGTTTGTTAGTCGTATAGTCATACGCTGTTTTAATCAAGCCAACCGCTACCAAAACGTTGGATAATTTTGCAATCCTATTCCGTCCAATGCCCGTTTCTTCCGCTATTTTGTCAACCGAAGGGAACGCACTCATATAACGGTCGTTGTCCTTCTTACCGTTAACATACGCCAGTAGGTACGAATACAACTGCGCAATAGACGCGTTTGCCTTATCGTACTCTCTAGCGATTGGTATAATCCGACGCCAAAGGTCGTGTGGAATCGGTGCATTACCCGTTAATCCATTCCCTGGAGTCATTGCGTATTCTTTTCGTTGGATAGCTTCGTTAGCTAAATACTCAAATTTATTCGACATACATATCGTCCTCCGCATATAAGTTATTCAACATAAAGTAAACGTAAAATTAAATTAATTAGGCTTATTCGATTGCCACTCCGTTAATAAACTATCTAGCTCCTCTGTACGGTAATACTGCCAGAACTTACGTAGCGTATTTTCATTAAGTCCCGCACATGTATACCGTTGTCCTCGTTCCTTTAGGAAGACGTGTAATACTGGCGAATAACAATAGAAAAATTCGTTTTGTTTACTCATAGTTAAATCACGTCCTTTTCTTCGAACTGTGTTAGTAATTCTTCGATTTCATCAACGGCTTGATTTGATGTTAATTTCTCATTGATATAATCCATTACGATATTTATCGCTGCATCAGACGTCCCTATCTCCAATGCTTCAAAGATAAAATCGTCTTTTACTAACTCGATAGCTACGTACGAATCAACGCCAAACAAATGAGATAACTTGTCCGAAAGCTTGTTACATGATTTATCCATTAGTAATAGCATTTTTATTAAATGTCGTTCTCGCTCTGTAAACTTCATTAAATTAAAACCTCCGTTAAATTAAAGTAAAATAAAAAAAGCGAACCCGTAGGCTCGCTTAATTAAAATATTCGTATGTATTTACGACGCGACTCTTAAAATCGCGGGATAATGTGTCTTCAAATTCGTAATTGTAATCGTCTGCTTCTTCGTATGTAGCGAACGTTAATACTTCAGCGCTACCTTCCACGCAAAGTAAATACGTTTTACCTTCTGTGTCTTTAATTTCTATTGAATAACTATCTACCATATTATCGTCTCCTCTTCGATTATAATACGTAAAGTGGGAAGATTAGCGTTCCCCTAATACGTATAGGTAGCTATGTAGGTGAAAATTAGTAGGATTTAGTAAATATATCTATAATTATCTTTCCTAAACAAAAGCTATATTATAAAATTATGAAGAAACAAATTCCAGATAGGTGGTAATTTAGTTAAATGAAAATAAAAAATCCATACTCAAAAGGTCGATATACCACAAAGAAAAAGCTGCAACGTAAAGTTTCTAACCTCTTAATACCATTAATAAATAGACTACCTAAAATGAAAGAAGATAGTGATTTTGAGATATTAAAAAGGGGACTCAATTATAAATTTTATCGCAATAAAACAGTTAAACCACCAGAGGGTATCCATCTGGACTTATTATCAATTAACGTTAGTGAATTGGTACCTATTGAAAATGTCTTACTGTTAAGAAAAGGATTAAAAAAACTTTTTGCGAAACATAAACCGAAAAGAATCAGTACGTTTAATGACCCGGAATCAATTGATAAATTCTGCGACATCGCTTCCATGAACCTAAATGCAGGTACTTGGTATAGATTAGGTTCAGTTGAATTCAGCAAAGATTCCGCATTAGGAGATTCTGTCAGTTTTATTAGCATTTATGGAGTTCACATTTCTTCTTCTCTTTTAATGATGCATTTTGAAATCGTTCCATCGTCTAGTTATCAAGAAAGATTACAACATGTAATTGATAAGGAAGTTGGTGCAGAGGTTATTTATGTACCTAAACTAAGAAATCCTTTAAAAAGATATACTATGGGCAGTAAAACGCCCGACACATTGAAAAGTATAATGATAGAAGACTTGCTAATCGAATTAAAATGGCGAACTTTAGATTACATTAATACTTTTTTCCCGTTATATTTCCACAACAATTCAGTAATCGCTCCAAGCATAGATACGTACAAAATTGATGAAGTATCTTCTTCATTGGGAATTTACCTGGAAGGAGAGAAAGAGAATAATTTTTTTGATGCTTTCGGCATATCCAAGGATAGAGTGGACTTTTACGAAATCTCAAAAGATGGATTGTGGCGACTATATTTTGAAGAGGACAGAAATAAACTAGAGAAAGACTCATTAAAAATTCTATGTAATTCTTTTTATGAACCAGATAACACTCTTTCAAATTCACTGGAAAGTCAAATCAAAATTGAAGCTCATCATAAATCAAGCGATTTATTACCCATACTTGCAATTCGAAAATATCTTAAACATCAAAAAACACTAATAGCTACTTACAGAAATAAAGTGTATGAGTATACACAAAATAAGAGTATAAATTATAAAAAACTATTACAATTAAGAATAGAACTTGAAAAAAATGTTCAAATACTCAATCGTATTAAAACTGAAGAAGACCATGATATTATATTCAGTAAAAAAAACTTATCTGGAATGGAATCTTATCCACGATACAGCGGTCAACCAATATGGAGCGATTACATTATAGAATCTACGAAATATTTAATTACTGATACATATGATCACGCAAAAGGGATAATAAAAATAATAGATGATACTTTAGAAATACTAAACTTAAAGACAAGTTATTCTATACAAAAAAAGTCAACTAGACTTACTTTTATATCTTTGATCGTAGCTTTTCTATCTGCGTTACTTACCTTGATTTCCTTATATTTCACTTACATTCAAATGGGAAATAAATCCGAAGAACTCTTTAGTTTTATTTCAAATTTACTAACATAACTAAAAAACACGTAATGTAACGGTATAAATACGCTACATTACGTGTTTTTTATATTAATAACTTCTAACCGCCTGCACCCGCGTAAACTCTCGATACTTTCTCCGTTTCTCCTCGTTCCTAGACTCGCTTCCCTATCGATTTTCCACGCTTAAAGATACGTGCTACCTTTAACGGCTTGCCGTCTTTAATCAGTTTACCGTCGCTTTTAAAACGCAAAAAAGGCAAGAGCTTTATAATCGCTCCTGCCTCTGTTAATCCCGTAATTACTTCTCGAATAGAATCGTGATAACTCGCTACCCAATTCTTACCTCGTGATAATAAACGATACTGTTCTTTTTCGATAGCACGTTTATACCCTTCGGCTTGCTTACGGTTAACTAAACTATATTCTTGTGTACGGTCTTCACCGGTAGTTACATCGATAATTCTTAAAGTAGACCCCATATTTTTCGTTTTCCCCTTCCGTTATAAATACGAAGGGTGGACGGAGCTTACCCGTCTCATTCGTTTCCCTATTACGTATAGATAACTAAAGAGGTAAAAAGCAATAGCGCTTAGCAAAAAATCTTAATAAATCACTTTAAGTTACTCAGGACAACTAGTGCAGAAGCCGTTTCCAGCATCATTTGAATGGCTTATCCCTTCTCCGCACTTTGCGCACATTGCGTAAACCTCATATTCTCCTTCTTCTTCTTCTTCAAAATCAAAGTCATCTATATCAAAGTCGTTACCCCAAATATATTTTTCATTTTCAGTAATAACATGAGTCACTTTCGTTACATTATCTGAATCCTCTTTGAAATTCTTAATAAATGAAACTTCATTATCTGTTAAGTTTCTCGTTAGTTCTATACCTATAATTACATCTGTATATAAAGTACCGTAAGACACTATCCCCGGAGAATATGAAATGGTGCCAAATTCACATTTTGCAATTGCATTTATAGAGTATATTATCTTATCTTCTTGTATTTTAATTCCATTTGGATTTATTGTGAAATTTTGCACTTCGTGCTCATATATGGCATTAATCGAGTCAATATAATTCCGTTGCATACTATCTAAATTACCAGTCATCTTTTTACGTAAATCTTCGATAACTAGTGATTCTATTTTACTTTCTACCATCCCACTAAAAACTTCATATGATAGTCTTTTAACTAGATTGTTCATACGTAGTTCTAATAATAAGTCTTTATCCGATGCATCAGCAGGATCTGAAATTTCTTCTATGTAATCTTCAAATGGAATTATTATTACTTCCTTTTCTGAATGGTAATTTTTAAATTCAGATATCAACTCTTCACGCGGGCCAATAACTTCTTTTTTCTTATTCTTATGAAACCAGTCTGATTTTGTATCACTTGTTACAAATATAATATTCTTTTCAGATATTTCTCCCGCTCTTTTAATTATCTCTTTCCAGAGAATTAAATCACCAAATTTATCTATTCCTTCCTGTTTATCCGCATCTTTAAACCCTGGCGGAAGGTTATATTTATATCGTAATTCCCCCTCTTTTATGATTTCCATTAGTGATACAAGACCTATTGCTTCTCCTACTTTATCACTATTTAAAAGAGCATCTAAGAACGAATCAACTTCCTCGATGAATCCTTTGTAAACACCAGTTTCTTCAACTACCTCTTCTTTATAATTTTTTGTTATCGTAACCATTTCTGCAAACTTTTCCTCAAGTTGACTCTTTAATTCCGTAAATTTAGGAAAACGTTTCTTTTCGTACTCAGAAAGTTGTACAAAAAGCTCATCTCTTTTCAGTTCTACAAGTTTAGTTATCTGTTTATCTAAATTCTGATACAAATTTACACTTCTTACACTGCCTTTATTTTTATAGAATTCTTTTCTTACTTGAGAAGGAACCCACATCTTCCCTTCATACCGCTTTATATAATCTAAAATTCTTTTACTACTTAACAGAGAATATCTATAAACATTTAATAACGCACATGTATCAAATACAATTATAGATTCATCAATAATACTAGTTATCTTAGGATTATGCTGGCTACTCATATAAAACCTACCTTTTCATTCATTGTTTTAATATAAAATTCACTTACATTCCTATTACCAGGTAAAATTGTACCATAATTTTGTAAACATTTCCTTCAAACTAAATCTTTAATTTGAGGTATATAGTTTAAATATTTTAGTTAAACGCAAAACATAAAAAAGACCACTGAATTAGCGGCCCTCCTCATAGATTAATATAAAATTTCTAACCGCCTGCACCCTCGTAAACTCTCACTACTTTCTCCGTCTTACCTCGTTACGACACTATATGCTTATTACCTTACCTGTGTTAGACGTATCTCTCTGCTATACGACAAGCCAGGATAAGGAGTAATATTTTATAAAAAAAAGACCGCTTTTTTAGCAGTCATAGTAAAATTAATTTACTTAACTTGTTGCACCTCTTTTAGTAGTGATGATAAAAAACATTCTACTTGATTAATCATATGAGGGATAAAATCTTTCGTGATTTCTATTTCTCTAGCTTTTTGTTCATCAGAGTCTTTATCAGGTGTTCCATCAGATAAAGGAGGTATTAAACCAAATGATTGCATTACATTTACTACTCTATCAGGGTTTTGATCCTCATATATTCTTCCATTATTATGCGCAATGTTATTACGAATAGTTTTTAAATCCATGATAAATCTCCATGTTTTTTGACTAAAAGACAATTTAATTTTCATTTCTTTACGCATATAATTTTCTAACTTTTTCAACAAGCTAGTGTTTTTATTTCCGTAGCTATTCATCTTGTTACGAAAATCCCCATTTAACTTTTTGATATCTTCACGGCTAAATGAATTAGCCATGTGAGATTTAACTATACCCACTAAGGTTTCTTCTATAACAGAATACGTTGATAATATAACCGAATACCTTAATAAACTTGGGAATACTATTCCATATTCATGTAACTCATCTATATATGGCTCCCAATTTCCCTCATTTTCATCTGCTAGATTCCCCTCATTTTCTTCTCTAAACCTTTCTATTTCTTCTACTCTGAATATATTTGTATTTTCCATCTCGTTAGCATATCTGCTTAAATGGTGTAATGTTATTTTTGCTGATGTAATCTGAATCATCGCTCTAAACATATAGATATCCCCTCTTTTTCAATCTCTCTATTGTAATTATACTCTCTAACATACTACCATTTTTCTTGCATATGAATAATATAAATAGGTAAATAACCTTATTTCATTTAGCATCTCTAAATTACATACGCTATAACTGATTGCACTCTCGTAAACTCTCGATATACCCTCCGCCTCTCCTCATTCCGAGGCTTCACTTCCCTATCGATTTTCCACGTTTCTTTTCTCGTACGCTTCCTACGCACAGGAGGTTTATAGTTACGTCGATCCACTCCGTATTCCTCCGCTACTTTCATCGATACCTCACCGCTGTGCCTCCTCGACAACTGATGATCGCTCATAATTGGATATTCCTCACGAGCCATCTTATCCGGATGTGTATCGTGCAACTCTTCGTATAGCAACAAATCTACTAATCGTTCGAGTTGTTTCGGTTCAGGTCGCTCTCCCACTACTTCCACATAAGCGTCTGTGAGCGATTTAATTTCTTCCGCACGTACATCCCTATTACTAATCTCGCTAGAATCGCTTTCTCTGAGACTAGTAATTAGCATATTTACGTACGTTTCGAACTGTGCTTTATAATCTCCGTTGATATCGAATATATAGTCCATTAAGCGACCGCCTTCCTTTCCATACTTACTACCGTCAATTTATAGCCTTCGTCTTCCCAGGCCCAATATTCAAACACTGCCGCTATCTTCTGCGCTAACAAACGCTTATACAAATTAACCGTCGGTGCCGTTATGCCCAGCGAGATTGCCACGTCCCGCTGTTTCATATCTTCGAAATATACTAATCGCAAGACTTGACGCTGCCTATCCGTCAAGTCCGCTTGTGAGATTGCCGTCTCCATATCCATAAGCACATCCGATGCAGCATAATCGCCGTTAAACCTACGTTCTTGCATATACGGTAAATGCCGTAGTAATAAATCAATTGATTTCGGATTGTCCAATGCATAGTTATGTTCAATGCGACGGTGTGCCGCTTCATTGTCGTATTTGCTTACGCCCATTTACTTACGCTCCTTCGTACTTATCTCGTAAATATGTTTACATAGCTTTTCCGGTATTTTTGATCGTTCAATTGCGTTTTTTAGCCCTTGTGTTCCTGTACGACTTCCTCTCGGAGCAGATTCATGACATGGTGCACCGTTCTTACACATCGGAAGAAAACTAGGATCTGGATGGTTCGTCCAAATATCAGTCGGTTTCATTCGTGTATCACCGTATTGACAATACGTTACTGTATAACGAGGTAAATCGGCCATAAACGGCATCTTACGTAACATCCCACGTGGGTTTTCCATAAACCAATATTTCGGCGATAGTTCTTCGATTAACTTAATCGTATGTTTAACGATGGTGGCCGCTTCCTCCGCTTCAGCATGTCGTGGAATGTATTCATCGCCTTCCTTTAGCCAATGATGCGAGCAGCTTGCAATTGAGAATTTTGTACAAGGGGGGCTCGCCCAAATTACGTCAGGCTTACCAAATCGTTTTAATATTTCTTCGCTAGTGACTTTGAGAATATCTACGCACCAATCCGAGTTATTAAATACGGGATTAAAATCGATAGTATAAACTTCATGTCCCTGCGCACGGAATGCTTTCGATATACTTTGTGTACCACTAAATAACTCTAGTAATTTGATTTTCGCCATCTTATCGCCCCTTTTTATTCTATTTATTATAGTCCTAGTTCTTCTGCGAATTCGCCCATATCAAATCCGACTAATTCCTTACCGCTAGGAAATACGTTTACAGGTGCGCTCATGTACCCTTTGTCCGCCATCCAGGCTGCATGCGATGGGTCTTCGTCAATGTTACGAGTTTCATAGTTTACGTTAGCGGCGTTTAGCGCCCACTTTACTTGATCGCAGTTCGGGCATGCGTTCTTTGTGTAAATGATTACGTTATTCATAGTGGTTCCTCCATTTTCTCGACTATCTATTTACAGACAAATACAGTAATTTTTGGTATCATTTCTTAGAAGGAGAGTGTTTAAACAATGAATTTTGCAGACTACATAAAAATGCTCGCAACCGTTGCACCAGCAATCGCTACGTTCTTTATAGGTAGATGGACTATAAAGAAAAATCAACTCTTTGATATTCAAAACAAACGCCTTTATAAAGCCTATCTTCCTTTATTCAGAGCTATAGAAACAAATCTCTACAGAGAAACGAGTGAAGAAAAGTATAATAAAGTGCTATACAAAATGCTTAAAATAATAGATAAACATTACGAGTTAATAGATCCGTATGTCGTATACCATACTCGTAAAATAAAACAAGAATTAGATAACGGTCAGTTTAAATATGAGTCATTTGAGACTCTTTGTATCGAAATTGATAATGAGTTTGAAAGAATACGAAGAGCACTTAAATTACCGACCCGCTCTCTAATATTTAAAGCGCAGTGGGGACATGTAAAAACTTCTACACGTCATACACTTAGTGAGATTTTCAGAGTAATTTTATATGGCTTTGCTCTTATATTTATCGCCCTTATTGCATACGCTCTAAAAGAATTGTTCTTATCGATGCTTACTATTTTTTCTTCCCTTGTCTCATCCTCTTAGATGAGACTTTATTTTTTATACCCTTGATTTATAAAATAGCTTTCAAATCGTCAAACGCCTCCGCCATAATCTCTCTATTACTAACCGACCGTACTCCGATATCTCGCATAATCGTATCAAACTGGTCGTACAACTGTATTAACTCTCCATTATTATTTATTTCGTAATCCACCTCGAAAGTATCGATATGACTTTCCGTTTCGTGGTCTAAGTCAGCTTCGGTAAATACATCGCCCTCACTAAGTGCCCTATCAATACGTAAGTCATCCGATGAGTTTACTCGGATTATTGTAAAACCTTCGTCCTTAAGGCGTTGGTATTCATTCGGTTGTCTCACTCCGTTTACTAACACTTTCGATTTATGATTCACTTTGTTTAGCGAGTCTTCGAAACAGTATCCGTGTACCTTTCCCATCGTCATCTTTACCCAAATATCCGGATCAATCTCACGTAACCACTGACCGAACTTTTGATAGTAAGCTCGTGGTTTCGGGTCGCGTGGGATATGCGGAAACAGTCGATGAAACTCGTCCTTTAATACCGCTGAGAAGTCGAACTCTTTAAATCCGTATATGAAATGCGCATACCAAGCAAGTTCGGATTTCCCTGATCTAATCGGTCCCGTAATTGCAATCTTATGCCGAATACTTTTCATAGAAAATCTCCTCCATAAACTTTTCTTCTTTTATATTGGGATCTACATAGTTTTGATAATTATGAAAGCAAGTATGAGATTTTTTACAAGGGAATAGAAACAGGTTATCTGGGGAGTTGTTAAGTCTATCTCTATCCCGATGGTGAACTACCTCTTCACTTCTAAGATACCTGCCTAATAAGGTTTCCATTACTAATCGATGTTCTAGTACATAATCATCTTTATCTCTATTAGGGTGATCATCTACACGGGTAAGTCTATATCCACATGTAGTGATACAACTACCACCTTTCCAAAAACGGCTCCTATTCCCGCTCATTTTTCCACTAATTTTCATAATAGATGGGTGGTCTTGTTTTGTTAGCCCTTTATTAAAAGGCGTCCTTCCTTTACTTGTCTCCGATATTTTTCTAAGGTATCTATCTGTGTACCGGGACTCTATATCTCTTCTTGGAATCTCATTTCTTTTCATCCAGTATTCAACATTTTTACGTGTAGTACCAGTAATTTCAGCAATATCTTGTACTGAATATTCCTTATCTATATACAAGTGAGTTAACCAACCTCTGTGCTTAAAACGAATATTAGAAGGAACATCAGTTAATGGTAATTTGTTTAATTTTTCTAGTTTGGAAAAGGCGTTCGAGGTGGCGGTTTCAGCTACAGTTTCTCTTGTCTTTTTCAACCCTAAGCTGGACGCTTTATTCTGTATAGACGGAAAACCTCTATTTAAGTGGTTTGAAATACACGCGTTATCTAGATTCGGATAATTATCTATAAGGAATCTAATTTCTTCCTCAGTCCAACAAGACATGAATAATCACCTCACTATCGTTACATAACAAATCTCTCACGCCCTTTCGTAACAGATTCAACGATTGCTTTAGCCGATTCGATATCTAATACGTTGATATTAATCGTAATGTTTTGCGTTGGCTTCGTTCCTTCTAGCGCTGATACTTTCTCGTCAAGGAATACGATATCTTCACGTACTAACTCTAACTGTTCGTCTACCACCGACAGCTTTCGATGCGTCACTACGTGCGGATTCCGCCATTTGTGAGAACGTTAGGATATTACGGTGGTTTTCTTCAGTGCGCTCTTCTAGACAATTGATTTTTCGAGAGAGTTGCTCGGTTTCTTGTACGATCGACTTTTCGATTGGTTCTTCAACAAGTTCGACAATTACGAATTCTACTTCAAGGACATAGCTCGTATCGTTGTCGTCATCTAAAATATCAATACACCCGTCACTATATGTGTCTGCTACTTCATACGTCTCTCCTTCCTCATAGCCAATGCTTCCGCGGTCTTTATCAATAATTAACACTGTATCCCTAACCGCTGGCTCTTTCGATAACTCACGATATTCCTTTCCGTCAACCTCGTAGATATTCCCGTCTTTACTTTCGATTTTAGTTATGTCTGCCATATTAACGACCTCCTTAGTTAATTAGGTATAAAATGCTTAATAGTAACGATGGTGAAAAAAGAACTATAGTTGTAATACGCACTGGCAAATCATATTTTTTATTCGTTGTTACCGCGACTATAAACATTAATGAAATTGCGATTACTACCCACGCTAATATCGTCACCTATTTCCCTCCTTCGAAGAACTCGTCCACCCACGGTTCAACTTTAACGACTTCTTTTCGTAAATACTCCGCTAAATCAGCGATTTCGGCTTGTGCTCCGTTTCCTTTTCTACGTTTAGTATAGAAATCTAGTAAGCTACGTAAATTCACCGTCATGACTAGATTAGTAGTCGCTGCTTGCGGAAGGACCATACGCGCATCTTCTGCTGGAATACCCCGTTGTCTCAAAGCATCATAAACTTTCTGCGAAACACTCATTAGCTCGTCGTAATAATCCATCGCCTTATAATCATACTCGGACTTTTCTGCCTCTTTTATAACACTTTCTGGCGTCAAGTAATCAAATCCGCCCGACTTATCGTCGCTACCAAACCGTACATATCTCTGCGACTGTACCGAAAAGCTAAATCCGACACGATGTCGTGTGAGTTGTGCGAGTAAAGCCCTGCTTATACCTTCAATAGCAAATGTAAATGTTAAATGTTCAAGCGTACTGAGGTGCTTACTCGCTACAATATGACGCATTAAGCGATCAGCTTCCGTACCTTTTCCGCCGTCCGTTGCTTTATTACCGAAGTATTTACCGCCTTCTTTAGCGACGATTTCTGACGGTTTGTTTGCGGAGTAACACGTGCGAACTGCGGATAGCGCCACGGCTTGCCCATCTGTACATTTCATCAGTAACCTGGCTTGTTCTTGATCATGTAATATCGTTTTAAAATCTTCAGACACCTGCGTGTGTGCTAGTAATTTAGTATTCATAAATTCTCTCCCTACTTTTGTAATTTAATACATAGATTAATAGATAATTATCATTTATTACCTTATAATTGGTAGTAAAAGGGGGGATATAAATGATAGAAATCATAAAAGAAAATTGGACATCTATACTTAAATTCGGATTACCTATGGTTATCTCAACAGCATCACTAATCGTTTCGTATACAACGTATCGAAATAATAAGAAAAATTTAGATGTTACACTCGAACCAAAATTAACAAAAATACCAGGTATTTATACAGGCGAAACTTATATACAAAACGATGATGGAATGTATATGTGTTACTTAAAGGTAGTTAATCCATCATCTTCTGACATAGGGTACTTTGACTTAAGAGTAATTGATACTGCCGAACCTAATAACTCATTACCTGTTTATAACGAGTTAACCTTAAAAAGACATTTCCCTGATGTTACTTATTTTGAGTATCCATCCTCTATCGGATTAGCAAACTTAAACGCACCTCCATCTAATTACGGGGTTTTTGAATCAAACAGCTATACCCGCTTAGATATTCCGTTCACTCCAAATCCGGATACAAAAACCGTTATTGTTACTTTTAAGGTCGCAATTAAATCTCGAAAAGAAAATCCATATGCAAACGACAGAAAGAAATTCAAATACTATTCAGCTACATATAAACTGGATACCGATTTAGAGAGCCAATTTGATACAGTTATTTCATAGTCTTCCTTCTATAATTTTGAAAATATATAAATAGTCCCACTCACAGAATTGATTTATAATAATAATTGAAAGGTGGTAAATTATGCGAGATTATGATAAAAAAACAAAAGAATCCAGTCATATTGTAGAAATTGAAATCCAAGGGTATAGATATGACGGCGAGCTTGAAAAGTACATAAATCAGTGCCCAACTTGTAACCATGCCATTATCCCTAAAGAGCTGAGCTTAGAAGAGTTTTTTGATGCAAATAAGGACACCTATAAAATTTGCATTACGTATTGCTGTCCTAATTGCTTTAATGCCTTTATCGCACAATACGTAGTCCCTAATGAATTGGTTTATGGAGAAATTAACTTATTAGATTTTGATTTTGTTGGTCCTCTCAACCATTCACAAGAACTATTTAGTGAGACCATCTCAAGTCTATCCCCTGACTTCATAGATTTTTATAATCAAGCATTTACAGCAGAACAAATGGGTCTTAGCGGTGTAGCAGGCCCTGGATATAGGAAAGCATTAGAGTTCCTCGTCAAAGACTTCGCTATTAAAAATTACTCTAATAAAGTGGCAGAGATTGAAAAAGCTACGCTTGCTCAGTGCATAAATAACTATTTAGAAAATCCCAACCTGCAAAGAGTTGCACATGCAGCTACATGGATTGGTAATGACCAAGTACACTATAAGCAAAAACACATTGATAGAAACCTTGATGATCTTAAAAATTTTATAAAAGTCGCATTAAGTTATATTGAACTTACAGAGCGTACTAATGACGCTATAGCATTTACTACAAAATAATGTTGCGATGTGTAGCGTATTTAATCGTTAATAATCCCTTTATCGATTAAATACGCTAGTCCTATCGCACACGCATCCGATTCATCACTTGTCTTAAACTCGCCATCCCATTCAACGAATTTCCTCACACCAGCCTCGACCTCTTCCTTTTCCGCTCTTCCTTTTCCGAGTAGTTTCTTTTTAACGGAAGCCTGTCCGATACTATCATCGACTGCAAGGCCGAAGTCATTTAACGCACGATCTACCGCATTCCATGCGCTAAACACCGTGTAATTCGTATGTGGTATTTTACTAGCGAAACCCTCTCGAACTATCAAATCGTAAGGCGCATACTTGCGTATGAATAAGTGCGCCCATGATTCGATGTGTTTAGTACGGAGTGCTATCGGCTCAGTACTTTTTGTTTTAACGTGTGATACGTCTATTAGTTTAGGTTTACTGTTGATTACATCGATTACCGCAATACCTGGGCAACCGAGCGATGTGTCGATTGCGAGAGTGCGGAAGACTTTTTTACTTCGAACCATCGCTACAAGACCTCACTTTATTGATAAACTCCAACGCTCCAATATACGGAGCTTTCTTCGTATCTGATAAACTTGAACGTTTCACTCGGTTGACCTGTGTTTTAATTCCCTCGTACTCTTCGTCACTTAACGACTGAGCACACGCTGTTTTAAAGTTATTAAACAACCAATGCTCTATATCTAGTTTCGGAGGTTGCTTCGTCTTAACTGCCGCTACGATACTAGCAAACTTGTCCAGCACCTCTTCACGCATGTCGTCCGTTATCGCAATGCCGAACGCTCGGAAATCCGGGTACTTCGCATAATCCTCTTCGTTCATATTCCATGCTTTCTTCGATGCATTCATGTAAAGTACGATGTAATAATCTAAGTCGTACATTAACGAGTAGCATGTAACTTGTTTGACGTGGTCGGCGCCAGGTTCGCGCAGTGAATATTCAGAGGTTCTGCTATACGATGTTTGTTTCGATTTAATTTCGAGTCCGACGCGTGTAATTACGCCATGTTCATCGGTATATTCTAAAATACCGTCACATGTACCGATTAATGAAAAGCGTTGCTCGTTATGCTCGATTACCTTTCGAGTTTTAACGAAATCCTCAAACGATGGATAACCGTCTTTCGTACGTTCGATTCTAAAGCGTGGTTTCTCATCGGTATACTTTTCGTAATGTCTTTCAGAGAGTAAAATATCTCGTTGGATTGCATCCCCGATGTTTGTTCCGATAAATTGCCAACGTCTTTGCCACGGTTTGACTTCGGCTTGATCTCGTGGACTTCGTAACGCCTTTTCGTAAAGCTCCCTCGGACAGCTATTCGCCGATGAAGGTGAGAAATACGGTAAACTTCGATAATCTAAGAACGTACCTTTACTTAAAACTTTCGCATAACTTTCGTGGAGCCAAACGTCTAAAGGCGTATCGTATGGTTCCGAATACGAGTGCCACGTTTCGAAGAAACTGCGAAATTCCTCTGCGATTTCATATGCTAATGTTTCTTTCGTATTTTGACGTAGTAATTGTGCTGCGTTTCTACTCAAATTACCGACTCCCTTCAAATATTGATTTCTTAAGTAATTAACCACCTTGTCCCATCCAATTATTTCCTTGTATAAAAAATAATCTGTAATGAATTCTAATAGTAGAAAGGCGGTGATTTCATGAATAACATTAACACTAGACCAAGTGATGACGGCTCTTATACAAAACCAAAAGGCCCAATCGATCCAATAGGTCCAATCGCTCAACAAATAGCAAATGAACTAGGCGTTACTATGGGCGCTGATTCTACAGCTCGCGCTAACGGTTCAGTTGGTGGCGAAATTACCAAACGCTTAGTAGCAATTGGCCTACAAAAGATCTCTGGTCCTATGCCGGACCCATGGAAAGTTTTACACTAATATGTTTCTTACATAAAGCTACTTATCCCGAGCCTTCACTTATACATAACGGGACTTTAAGTAGCTTTATTTAATTAATCTTGATTTATTAAAACGATTGCCGGGCCGTTAACCACGATTCCTCCGACTTCTATCTTTTCGTAAGGCTCGACCTGGACGGTGATTACGCCTTGTCGTCGCTCTAATTCTTCGCTTAGTTCTTTCGTTAACAATTGTGTTAAATTAGTCATTCGATTTCTCCTTAGGTTTACAGTTTTCGAAATCCCATTCATCAACCGAATACTCGCTCATCCATTCCGGTTCGATTACTGTGTCGCATTCTAGCGGGGTTTCCAGAATGACCGTGTTCGTCATAATATCGTCATATAACGCGATAGCTTCAGGCGTTAATTGATCGTTGGGAATCGAATGCTTCATTTCGTCATGTAGCGTTAGGTTGAATTCCCAACCTTTTGCAAGAGTACATTCGTAATAACTACGAATCATACAAAACTGTAATACGTTAGCACCCGAACCTTGAATCGTATGGTTGAACGCTTGACGCTCGGCTTTCCCTGTCGCTTTGATTAGTTCCCAAAACTCCGAACGTTCTTCCCACTTTAACTTTCGTGATTTCTCACCTAGCTTCGGGTCGTTTTTATCTGAAATGCGTGCTTTACGCATGAGTACGTTCAATCGTTTCCATTGCTCTTTATATTTCGGGAATCTACGTTTCTGACCCCATAGTGTAGCAACCCATCCGTGTTCTCTTAAGTGTTCAAACGTCGCTTCTACCATCTTTTTAAATCCTGGTAATACTTCATCGAATTTCTTATACGCTGTTGATGCGTGTTCTTCTGTAATTCCGTATACTTGGACGGACTTATAAAACTGCTCGAAAGCCTGTCCGTATCCTTCCGCTAAGAATAATTGCTTCATTAATTTACGGAACGGAGGTACGGCTTTATCGGTACCTTTCACCTGTTTGTAGTACGCTTCTAAGCAATGATCTTTCGGTACATCGAATAGCAATGACGCAAATTCCACGTAAGGGTCAAGTCCTTTGCGGAACATAATCGCGAATATTTCATCGTTGAACTCTGTTGCCATACGATGAGCTTGCAATCTTGGTTCAATCGAAGATAAATCCGAAGCACCAAAGGTATATCCTTCACGCGGCTTAAAAGTCTTACGTACTCGCAATCCCTCTTCCGAACGTGAGGGTATATTTTGTAAGTTCGTTCCTTTTTCGACTTGTTCGTTACAATCTACTAAACGTTGAATAATACCTAAGAAATTACTGTCTGTAATAGAGCCGGTATAAACATTATTCGGCTTCCCTTTGTAACCACTCGAACCATAGCGTCCAGTTGATACCGTTCTAAGTTGCGTATGAATCCGTCCGTCAACATCTAATGCTTTCGGCATCTTCTCGACGTAAGTACCAAGTAACTTGCTATATTTCGAAAAGTCCGCTAATGGTTTAAGAGATTCTTCTTCCTTGAAATAACGTTCTAGTACATCATTCGAAACCGCTCGCACTTTCTTCTTGTCCTTTACGATTTCTTTCGTACGGTCCTTAATACCTAAGTGGTCGTAAATTAAATACGCTAAATGGTCGTTACTTGATAAATTAAATTCATGTATATAATCCGGCGCGTTCTGCGGAATCGCCTCGGGTAGTTCCTCGTTTTGATACTTATGGATACGAGTCTTTAATTGTTGATACTCCTTAGTCGTTGGATTGGCCGTTTTAATTTCCGCCAGGCACTTCGTTAACATATCTTGTTGCTTCTCGATACGTTTCTTTTGCGCCTCAATCCATTTGTTAATCTGTTCTCCCTTAATAGATAGCGACATCTTATATAGAAATTCATCGTCAATCTGATACGTTTCAAATAACTTACGTTGCGCATCACCATGAGCTTCACCGTACTCGACCTCTAACTTCGATAATTCTTCTAGGTCTAACTCGAAGCCAGTACGAACAATTTCTACGTTTATCTCCGGTAGGTACTGACGGATTTCAAAATAAGCCTTAGCTAAGTCATCCGTCGCTACTAAATTATCGATTTGCCATTTCGTCAATAGCCAACCTTTATGAACGTCTTTGATAGCGTATATACCCACGGTTTCAGCATCGTATGGTAACGGCGGCCCATTTCCGAATAAATTTTCGAATGTGAAATCGTCCATTTCTAACGCATAACCACCGATTCTTTCTTTGTACTTCGTAAATAACGGTTTCAAACCGTATGTTTCTTCGTGATCATATAAGATGAGTTGTGCGTCCATTGAATCGAAACGTACACCTGCCGGTTTAAATCCATCGTTACGTAACAAGTTCAAATCGTACTCTGCGTTATGGAACGACTTAATATGCGCCGCATCTTCTAAAAACTGCTTAACCACTTCTAACGCAATTGAACGTTTACATTGTTGTTTTTCATTTACATGGCCATAAGCTACGTAGTAACCTTCGTTCAATAGCGGAAGCCAAAACGAATAACCGCCTGTTAAATCAATCATCTTATCTAAGCCAGAAGTCTCCGTATCCCACACCGTCAATGACAGCGCCGAAGGGATTGTGATTCCTCGCTCGCTTAACTTTCGTCTGATTAACGTATTGTCGAATAGTTTGAATGCCTGTTGAAACCATTCGTTGCTACGTTGTAATTCAGTCTCTTTATATAAACGCGAAATCATTTCGCCTAGTTTCGTTTCATCGGTAATAATGTGATAATTACCCGGTTTGTTAGCAAGCGTTTGTTGGATACGCTGCTTTCGCAACGCATCCTCACGCTCTTTCTGTACAATACGTCCCATATCTAGGACTTCTTTTTTAGTCAAACGTTTTTCCGATAACCTGCCTATCGTACCGGAAGAAAATGCTTCATATGCCAGTTTAAATAATATGGATTCTTTTTCGTCATTCTCACACATCTGCCAAACGCGTTTGAATGCGTCTTCCATCGTTTCGGTCGCCTTTGCCTTTCGCTCGACCGCTTTTGCCACTCGGGCCTTTGTTTCTTCGGTACCTTTAACGCCTGGTATTTTTAGATTTAACGTTAACTTCGGCGTCACACTTACCGCCCCGTTTCCTTGCAATTTAATCGGTAATAAAACTCTACTGCCACTTCATGGTGATTGTCCGCCCACTCTTCGAAACAACGCTTATCGCAAAATGAATTGCCCTCACGATCGTCATAAACGAATTCCTTACGGTTGAGTACGGCGCTACAATTTTCGCAAATGCGCATTGTTTAACCTACTGTATCGAAACGTTGTTCTACAGGTACGATTAGTTCTACGCTCGACCAATTACCTGTATCACCGTTTAGTGCGACTGTCGAACAAGAATCTACTGTACCGTCTTCACGCGCAACACCGATTGTTCCTACAGGATTCACACTGCAACAATGGGGTGTAGTACGTACAATATCGCCTTTCTTAATCTCGCCAACCTCACGACCGATAGCCGCCCACTTAAGACGCTCCGCTTCTTTCTCCTCACGTTCTGCCTTCGCTTTCTTTTCTTCCTCGGCTTCACGAGCGATGTGTTCCGCTTCTTCTTTCGTGAGTGGTTCGAGGTCTTTGCGGTAAACTCCCCAGAAGTCCGATTCGTCAATGTAGTACGCTGTAAAACTAGTACCACTTTCACTTTTTAGTTTTACTACTGTGCCGATTTCAAAACGGTGGCTTGATGTGTTAGCGATAATTCTCGCAAAGTCGCCTTCTTTTAATAACGATTGCTTAGCTTCGAGGACTTCAGCTTCGGTTGCTTTTACTAGTGCTGTTTTTAGTGCGTATTGATTGCACCCATAAATACCACCGTTTAACTCTTGCGTTTCAAAAGTGTCATCTGATTCTTTAACAATCTTTACAATATCGCCATCTTTTCCACCGAAATAATTTGAGTGACTAGAGCCAACTACTTTCGCATAATCACCGACCTGCAAGTGTTCTGACACCGACTCGCTTTCGTCCTCTACTTCGACCTTCTTTTCCACCGAGCCTACCTGTTCCACCTGCAACGCTTGCATACTACGAGTAATCTTTTCTAAGTCGGACGGAGTACCTTCGAGTTTAGTTCCGTCAGGTAATTCGATTTTCACTACACCTTCCGCGTCGGTTAGTTTGTCGTTGGTGATTACATGTGATTTACGGAATACTGAATGTTCCCCTTGTTGGAAGTAATTCGAATCGTTGACATTGTCTTTAAAAACGATATCGTTGTCATCATCGATGTCTACCACTAAGTAGAACGCTCCTTCTGTTACATCAAGTTCTTGCTCAGACGCTTTCACTAGGTCGTCTACTTTTGCATCCCCTTTAGCTACCGCGTAAACAAACCCGTTAAATTCCACCGTATTTTCATTAACAACTTTAACTCCGTCTAATTTAGCCATGTTTAATTTCCTCCTCGTTTTCTTCGTTATTAGTTACTGCTGTTAACTCAACCCATCGTTGACTCGCGCTAGTCTCCGTCGCCCAATACTCACGTTGTCCTGCACATTCGAACATGAATACTCGGTCACCCTCGACTCCTGCAATATAATCGCAATCATCTTTCGTATAAGCTTCTCCGTTACCTTTTTTCGCTTGTACCACTAACGCATCGTCACGATCGTGGCGTACTCGAATCGTTTTTACCTGTATCGTGTACCATTGTTTATTAATTGGATCACGCGCTACTAAGTCGTAAACCTCCGGGATGAACGAATTCGCTACTTCCCAACCGAGATTTAAGAGCGCGAGGGCTACTCGTAATTCCGAGCAACCGCCCTTAATTGTTGTTTCGTGTGCCATATGCGCTCCCCCTTAAAATGGTAAATCGTCGTCGGAAATGTCGATCGGTTGACCTACATTTGAAAATGGATCGTCATTCTTCGTAAATCCAGAGTTACCTGCCTTTGGCGTACCTGGTAACTTCGATTTATCAATCACATCGTCTTCCGCATCTTGTAACAATGTAATAACGTCGCTTTCCTCACGGAAGTTCGCTAAGTCTTCGTAACCAAATTCCGTACCGATAAACGTCTTGGCCTTTTCGACTTGTCCGTCCGTTGCTTCGCCTGATTCTAACGAATAGGATTTATCGACTTGCTTAATGTGTACCGCTTCGCCTACTAACGAATAATTCGGATTAAACTTACGACCCATCTTTTCGGCTTTATCGTAGTCAGCAATGATGTTATTAATATGGAACTCAGCCGTATCGATCACGCGATAAGTACCGTACTCTAAATCGTAAACAGGAATCATTGCGTACATCTTACGTTTCGCTCCGACTTTACATGACGGGCACTCCGACTTACCGGGCTTGAAGTATTGCGTAATGTCTGCGTTTGTCTCCTTTGGAGAGTGTAAGCACGAATGTTTTCTAAAACGATGGACCGTACGTTTACCGTCAAATGTTTTGTCTTCGTGTACGAAGTAGAAATACCAATTGTCTGGGTCAGTTAGTAAGATGAACGTACGCCCTTCTGCGTTTACTTCACCGTGTTTCCCCATTCGAACGTATCGTGTTATACCTTCCGGAAAATCGTTATTCCCTCCGTTTTGATTAGCTTCACGTTGTTCCTCACGCTTTTTTAACGTTTCTCTAATACCCATTGAAACAACTCCTTCATTATTATTCGAGCTTGGGTGACTCCCACGCCCGTATTACGCAACTGGTTTCAATTACGCAATACCGACGTGGGGGATACATCGGTAGAAATCAAGAGTTTTTTTGTAGGACGTAACGCATCGTGCTGTAATGCCAGACGCCCATATGACGCCACTACCCGTTGTTCATATTCGGGGGAAATACGCAGGTAATGGCGTTATATCGACGTGCATCTATAAACAGCGTTATATTATCTTTTAATATCAGAATAAAACGTAATATGACAGATAGTGTCGACCAAATTTACAAAGATTTGATTTGTACGCAATTCCGTAATGCGGTATAATGACAGTGAGGTCCTGTCTGTGGACTTCTGCTTGACTCCTCGTTAAGCAAAATTATTACGATTAATCGACCTGCCAAGTTGGTTAGTTGTAAGTACAAAGGGAAGCGTTTTGCCCCCTCTGTACATCAAACATAATGTGTTAGAATTACTTGTCCTATATGCAATGCCTAAGCATATAGAACGTACTATTACGCAAGAAGATAGTCTCGGTAATTGCCGAATTGTCTTTCATCGAATCGCTTTGCCAAGCGCTCGATCTTGCGAATCACGGTTGAATGATGAAGGCCTAACTTCTTTCCGATTGCCGTCGGAGTTGTTGGTCCATCATTCGTAATAAACGATTCAACGATTGCCGTCGTTGTCTCGTCATTGACCTGCTCAGGGTCTGCGAGGAAGTCGATTAGCTCACGCTGGTCGGCTTCTTTCTTTTTTATAACGTGTTCTTCTAAATCGAATTCGTCAGCGATAGTTTCGAACATTGCCGTGTTCTCTTCCTCATCGCTATTAGGTCCGTCATATAATTCGTACTTTCTTCTCGTACGTAACTTTCGTAATAATGAATTGTACTCATTTTTTAATGATACTGCGAATAGTTTTACGAAATCGCCGCCAGCGTTATTCCGTAAGCTTTTCAATACCTTCTGTATTACATCGTGGAACAATCCGATAATGTCATGTTCTGTCGCCATGTATGTACTCGTGCCCCAATACCGAAGCTTGTCTCGGTATACCTCCGATAAACTAGTGTACAAATCCGTAAATATGAAATCGTCACCTGTACGGAGATAACCGTTTGCCATTTCGTTAATATTCAATTTTTGTTCGTCTTTCACTTCTTATTCCCCCTTACATTAACTATGACGCCCGAGCGGCCAAGCCCGCGCACATTTTTAATATATTTTTTAAAAAAGTTTTTTGTTTATTAACAATGTTCAAAGTATAGCATATTACAATGGAATATTTATCAAAGTACACTAAGTACTGGAATTTACACTTTGTATACTTTCGTAAACATTTAGAAGAACATAAAAAAGAACGATCAATAAGATCGTTCTTCATAATCTTATTCAATTACCACTTAACCACCCGGTCTTGTTTCTTGTGAACTGTATTGTTGATTATCTCCCTGTGCATCTACAAATTCATTAAGCGCAAACACTCCTAGAGCTAGAGTCAAAACTGCGGAAACTCCTAATAAAACTTTTTTCAAACTGAATCTCTCCCTTTAAATTGTTAGTTTTAAAATTAGTTAACATTTGAGTCATACCGGAACGATCGCCTCTGTCGTATATTTCTTTTGCTACTAGACTAGAGAAAAAGAAGTTCGAATTTGAAAAGAACCTCTGGAAGCATTCGTACAGCCCAAGGATAGATTCTTGATTGCAAGCTCTATATATCAAAAGAAAATCTCTCTCACCTCTTTCTTCCATATAATCGTTAATTAGCTTTACATTTTGTCTATTATTTTGATACATGACAAGTCTTGCGTCTGAATCTATCCCAAGCGGTATCCCTAGGTAAATTTTAACATAATCTAGGTTATCTCTGGTTTGTAGAATTAAATTTTTTACTTTGATAGATTTGGCGATTTCGTGACTTCTTTGAAGATATTCTAAACATTTTTCTTTATCCTCAACTAAGTACGACATCCCTACATAGTATGACGCATCAGAAACTGTTTTCGCGCAAATATTTGCGTTAATTATTAGAGATGCATAATGTCTTGCTAAAACTAACTCATTTCTATGTAGATATACTGGAGCTAAAATTTCAGCTAATCTATGAAGATAACATTCTTTGATAAATAACTTTCGGCTATCACTTAAATTCTTAATCATTTCTTCTACCTCTAAAGCCAGATCCAGCATAAGATGAATCTTTTTTTGCGCAAAATAATCATAACACTTAAGTATGTTAATCAAAATCGTGAGCGTAACATCTTCAGTATTTTCAATCTTTTTTAAATGTTCTATTATTTCATAACCTTCTATATCATAATTCATATACTTATAGATAATTTTATAAACATCTATGTAATCTCCTACAATACCAGTTTCTTTTTTATGTTTCTTAATAAGCCTTTTTAACAAGGATACATTCCTAGTAATTGCTGCATATTCTAAACTCTGTTGGATTGATTCTGCTGAATCTAATTGTAGACACCAATCCTCCATCCTCTCACGTTGTTTCTCTGGAAATAGGTAATAGGAGAGTCTCAAGAGTTTTCTAAATCCTATGGTACCATCCTTCTTAAACTTAGACATACATTGTTTTGACGCCTCGATTTGCTCGCCTACCCTTGTAAATGTTAAATCGTCCCTATCAATAATAATATCGCATATCTCTCTGTGAAACCCCGGCACTTGAAAACCCTCCTATGCTGTGTAAGAAAATTTTGGTATAATGTAATTATAATTCCGATGTTTACTTTTGTAAACACAAAATAGGTTGAGAAACTTTTTTAAGGACGTGTTAAAATGATTGATTACTCTCCGTTGCATGAGACGCTAAAAGAAAAAGAAATGGTAATTAGTGATCTCCGCGGTACAATTCTGAATGCGAGGACCATTGCGAATATTAACAAAGGAATGTCTGTAAATTTGAGTACAATAGAAGAAATCTGTCTACATCTAGACGTACCTATAGAAAAAGTAGTTAAGATTGTAAACAATCAAGAATAATAGTTTCTAAGCCTCCGATTTAAGAAAGGAGGTGATTACATCGTTTAAAGTCGGAAGGTGCCGTATTCCCGAACTGTGTAAGAAAAACGGCATTACACAAGCCGATCTCGCTAGAAAACTGCGTATAACACCGCAATCCATAAGCGATTATATCAGCTTGCGTAATTTGCCGAATGTGGAACGGGCGCGTAACATTGCGTCCGTACTACATTGTGACATCGAGGATTTATACGAATGGGATACGGAATAACATCTAATTAACGGGAAGGTTTTACTACTTCCCCCGACCGTCACTACGTGAATTCACGTATAATAATTTTAATCGAACTGGCTCCGCATTATCAACTACTGATACCAATGAAGGTTCGCCTTCTTTTACCAACGCTTCATTTGCATCCTTATATCCGGATACATAACCGTTTGTCAATCGTATTTTTCCGTTTAAATATTTCTCAAGTTCTTTCCGAAGTTTCTCGCCTGCCGGGTCGTTATCTGCCACGATAACTAATTCTTCTATTGGCGACTTCAATATTTGCTCTGCCTTTCGTTCGTTAAACGACGAGCCTCCGTTTGCCAATCCGAAAACCCCAGCCGTCATAAATGACATCGCATCTATTTCCGCCTCACAATATACTGCCTTCTTAATGTTCCGTCTGTGAGCAAGATGTAAACCATATATCAAATCCCCAATTAGCTTTCCGTCCTTTTCGTACCAGAATGCTTTGCTGCGCGTTTTCCGATACTTTATATTCGCCAATCTACCATTTGTATCAAACCACGGAATTACAACCGCCTGCCTAAAACGGTCGTAACCTATTTTCATTTGCCGTTGTACCTCTTCGCTTATACCTCGTTGTTCTAAATATGGATGTCTAAACGCGTACTCTTGCAACCGACCAAAATCGAGGGCCTTGTGACCGTTATCAATTCGGAGTTTCGGTGGCTTAAGTATGAGGTTATCATAACTGTATTCCACGCCGTACATTTCGAGTAAATAATCTTCCGTTTCTTCATACGTTTCATTTCGCAAGTAGGATAACAGTTGGGTAAAGTTGCCGCTTTCCCATTCGCTATCGAATGCGCCTGAATCTTTCCATGTGCCGGCGTAATCTCCGTCTAAGTTAACGAAGAAGCTCGGCGTGTGCTCATATCGAAACGGGCTTGCCGCTATCAGTTTATCAGATGACCACCGTTCATTAGTCCAGTTATGTTGCCGAAGTTCATATTCGATATCTACATTTACGTCTTGCCCGCGAATCTTTATCGTTGCCATTTTAACGCCCCCCCCTAGAATACGCTCGTAAATTGCTTCGCTGCTTGTTCGCCTGTTTCCATTTCTTTAATAACGCCAATTTGCGGCATGTAAATTATTTCGGCCGATTCACCTTCACCACCGTCACGGCCTTTATTAATACCGATCATACCTCGTCCTTGCTTTGCGTCAGTATCAACCGCTATTAATAACGCCGCATCCTCTAAAAGCGCTTTCGTTTTCTTTACTTCGCTACGTTTCGGTAAACGCAATTCCCGTTGACCGTCTTCGTCCTCATTATTATCGACCTCATCGGCTTGTGTGATAGCGAACATAACCACGCCTTTCTTACCTGCCAATCGACGGAGTGCTTTCGAAGTTGCCGCTGCGTCCCCACCCGCCGTCTTACTCGTATTTGTCTCATAATCGAGATAGTAAAATGGATCGACTATAACGACGTCAGCGTTCGTCTCCATTATATCTACTTCCAATTGACGTAAATCTCTTCGGTGGAAGTCGTCATCATCTACACCTCGTACAATTATGTTACCAGGTAAAATATCGTTAATGTTCGCTAGGAACGTTTTGAATCCCTCTTCGAATTCCTCCGATAATTTACCATGACGGATTTCTTTCGAATCGAATCCGGCTTCTAAACTTACGCCATCTAATTCGGCAACCGTCGCACCTATACGACTTGAAATCGAAGTGTACAACCGAACCATTCCTTCGAACCATCCCATCTCCATTAGCCAAATGAGTACGTTCGCACCTTGAAACGCCATCTCTACGCCTTCTTCGATAGTCGCTGCGGATTTACCACGCCCTGACTTTCCGTAGATCGTGTAGATGTTCGAAGAAACGTAGCCACCAATCGCTTTATTAATGAATGGAAAACGACTGTTCCAAATGCGATATGACTCGCCTTTTTTCCTGCGATCATATTCTTCGAGAAACTTGTTTGCATCGGCTTTTAAGCTTGTCCCGACCTTATCTCGAACGTTTGTTCTAATTATAACTCCGTCTACTTTTTCTCGCAACCATTCTAGGAAACTATTTCCGTCTTTTTCCTCAAATTGGGTAGGCGCTTCGTTTTGTAGAAGCTCCATCACTTCAATCTTAGCGCTGTAAGACTTAATTTGTTTCGTTAAATACTCGAAACTATCCTCGACTTGTGGGACGTAAGTGAAGCCGTCGACTTCTGCTACTAGCGTGCGAAAGTCGGGCGTTTTACCTCGATTTGTTTCTACGTAATCTTTGATAAAACGGTACGCTTTTTTTTCCGAAGCTGTAACAAAGTCACGTTCTGTTACATGGTTAAGTTGAACAGGGTTAGCGGTATCTACCACTTTCGATAAGAGCATTTCTCCGTAGTTCATTAACTACACCTCCATTTTGTTTTTTTTGAGCGATTTTTATTCGGTTGCCAAAGAGCGTTTGTACTTAAGAGTTTAATGAAAAATTACAGTTTTGTATTTATCCAATTTTTTAAAACGAATATATTTTTCAATCCGTAGCACACCGAACCGCTCGCATTCTTTCCGCCATCTCACGTTTCTGATCCTCGCTATATGTTCGTAATCGTTTCATACTGACGTTTTTCTCTTGCAACGTACATTTCACCGCTAGTGAGTTGCCGTCACTATCACTTTCGATAACTGTAACGTTTTCCTCACCGACTATTTCTACTATCTTACGAATGTGTTTTGGAACGCAAGAGTATGCGCTCCATTCCTTCGTTTCATTGTCGTACGTAAGTACCGTTTCTTGCTCCTTCGTTGAGTATACATTCATATCGCTTCCTCCTGATATTCATTTTTACCATTCTAATCACATGTCATTGTCATATTCCCGTCTTTTCAGAAACTTAGAAACGTTTTAAAATATTAATAAAGATAACAATTTACATTGGAGGTAAAATCTGTGACTTTATATAATGCCCTATTAAAAGATTCTCGCAAAAAAGTAAACTTAGAAACTTACACAACAAAGCATAAAGGCGAACCTATCATTTGCCCGATTTGTGAGGCTGATATACGTGTTGATGCTGACCAATCTCTTATTAAAAGCGCATATTTTATACATCCAAAAAATTCAGTTTGTCCATCTATGAAGAAAAAACGTGTTAATTATTCTGATGCTTTAGGCTCTCAAACTGATAAAGAAAATGGAAAAGACATTATAGAGTTTGTAAAAAATCATACCTTTGATATTTATAGCAAATGTGCCGCTTTAGCAGATGGATTAACAGTTTCTGAATTTAGAGATTTAATTAAAGTTGCTAATGAAAAAGATTTTTGGTACCAGAAGGGATTAACGCCACTATATGTCCCTTATGTTCTTCTAACATTTAAGGATAAATTTATAGAAGCTGAAGGAGGTAAAACACGAAATGATGATTTTTATTTTGTCTTAGAACCTTCAGTTCAAACAATAGATCAACTATGGGGTAAGCCAACAAAAATAAAACAAAAGATTTGGAAAGTATATGCATCCGAAAAAAATGACTTACAAGAATATATAATTCAAGAGGGCTTAATCCCACCTAGCTGGTTTTCCAACACTCAATCTTATATTGATAAATTATTAAAAAACTAACTAATATGAAACGTTTTGACCATATTCCCTTCTATCTACTTTTTCATATAAATAATGATAAGTTATTATTTATAACATATGTGAATAACGATTTTTAATCATACACATGCTATCTGCACGCCGCCTTCACGACGGCTGCACTCTTTCAAATCGGAGAACTCTCCTCTCTGTATCGCGCAAGAACGCAGTAGGTAACTTAATCGGTTGCCTGCCGTTTTTGTGTATAATTCTAAAAATTCTTGTACAAAATAGCGTTTTTGTTATAAATTACTCATCATAATCTGTATCATCTACTGCAATAAAATCTTTCTTACATCCAGGACACGTAGCTAAAAAATCTGGATGATGATCATCGTCATAAAATCGGAACTGATTCCCTTCTCCGCAGTGAGTACATTCCCAATATCCTTGCATAACATAGCCTCTTGTTGTTTCTGGTTTATCATTACCAACCGAATAAACTAGATACGGTTCGGCTGTCTCAGCATAATGTGGTTTATACATAAAAGGTGTCAGTCCTGGCATCTCTCATTCTCCTTTGTTCATGATTTTGTAACAGATGTATACAAGTTTGTGTGTTACACTAAATTCATTCGAAGATGTCATTCGTTATTAATTCGGCAATTCTTAATACCCCATCCCCTGCCCTAGCTCCCCTGCTAGGGCTTTTGTTGTTAAAATAACTATTTTGTTAAAAATCAGTTTTCTATCTTCACTTTGTTTTCTGTAAAATATAACGGATTTAAATCAATGGCAGTGTAGTAAGTCCCACCTATTTTAACTGTATTTTTCTGACGATTATAATCCTCTATAAGCAACAAGGCTTTATCGTTATCTGCTGGCGTTGCAATGTCACCTTCTGTAAATTCATTAATTGTACGACCGTATTTCACAAACAATCTCCGGCGTTTTTCTTGTGCAATTTCTTCTGAAGTTGCCTTTCTAATGTATTCTGGTGGCGCAACCCTTAAGAGTTCGCCTGGCGCCGCATCGTACTCCATTTCTATCTCGTCGATCACTATAAGTTTTCCAATCGTTTTATTTTGATTAACTTCACACGCAACCCATTCTCCGATTTCCAATGGCTTTACATAATCTACAAACTCTTTTCCGAAGAAATAGGAGACGTCTATAATTACATTCTGCCAAGGTAACTTAGTTGCTTTAAAACTAAATTCAATCAAATTCATTTCCTTGTTGTATCTATATATGGACTTCCCATCGTCAATTACATTTGTTTTCAATCGTTCAATCGCTTCAAATCCTGTATATTTTTTCATCTCTCATTCTCCTTTTCGATTAATAAATATCCTTTTTGTAGTTAGAGACGGACTTATTTACTTTTCTCGTTGTACTTGCATCCTTATAAAATGTCATTTCTTTATATTGACGAGGATTTGTATTATCCGGATCTGAATCCTGACAACCTTCACGATTTAATTGATGTTGAAACCTTTCTTCTGGGCACCATTTCAAGCCGCCCCACGATACCCATTCGCTATCAGAAACAGTTACTTTTTCCACGCCATCAAGTTCGCCTTCTTGTTTTAATAACCATAGATACTCATCAAATTGCATTTCCCAAGGTTTATATGAATTTCCGAACATCATTACACGACCCTCTGAAAACTGCACTCGTACTATTTTATTAGCTTGTCTTCTAGCCATTTCCCATTCCCCTTTTCGAATAATCTTTTTTCACATTACACATACTACCTACAAGTCGACTCCCTCGGCTGCACTCTTTCAAAACGGAGCTTGTTCCTCCGGACTGTTTTGGATCACGGCAGGTAACTTAGTCAATTACCTGCCATTTTCTATTCAAATAACGTTTTTGTATTAATCTAAACTTCTATATGCTGTAATTGGTGTCAACTCCACAAAGGCATATTCTTTTTCTTTTAACTCGTTATAAAATTGCATAGCTTCTTCAGCTTGGAACGGAAAGAACTCACGTCTCATTGTTCCATCCTCTTCCTTTTCACGATAACGTACTGCTAATAATTCATACGTATTACCCATTTTTATCTCTCCATTTCTTAATAAAATTCAAATTTGGTCTTACTTATCCGTTTCTTCTAATATGGCTTCATAAATTCCGAAAGTCACTCCGAGAATAAAAGCGGTAGCCAACGTTTCTATTTCACTTAGTCCGCAAAAATACGTAAGCCAAAACCATGTCGGTAAAGACATAAATACTGCGGTAATATACTTCTTCATCTCCGCATCCCCCTTTTCGAATCGCCCTCGAACGGCAACACCACGCACAAATCTCGCACCCTATCGTACAACCTACGATCAAACACGCTTTCCAACTCGTCAATAGGAATGTTCGAAGTGTATACCGTAGGTAATCCGTTTGTTACTCGATGGTTAATCACCGCATGTAAATCTCCTCGAAATGCTTCGGTTGCACTACGGACTCCAATATCGTCTAGCACTGCGAAAGGTGCCATCTTCGCATGACTGCCTCGACGATAGTATTCTTTCGCTGCTTTCTCTGCGGTTTCACGCGGTATGTTTGATCGATTAAATTCGTTAAATAACGTTTGCCATTCGTTCACATCTAAGAAATACCCAGGTACCTGCAACGATTGCCTATTTCGCTGCAAACTGCCGATGTAATGTCGGATAAGCCACTCGTTTAAAATTACGGCTGCTGTCGTCGTTTTCCCCGTGCCAGTTTCTTCGGAAAACAAATACATCGACTTAATCTTATCTTTTACATCCGTAGATTCTCCCGCCTCAAATTGCCGTGAGAAAGTCGTTACATATGCTTCGATAGATTTATAGACTTTCGTTTGAGACGCTCGTACGGGCGAGTTCAGTAACGTTAAATGACGGTATTCTTTCGGTAGGTTGGTCGCTGCCATACGTCCTCCATTACCGTTATGTCCATGTAGTGCGATATACGAAGTACACTGTCGGTTACACGATTCGCTTTTGTATAGTGAACAGTGATCAAATAGAATACATTGCATCATATCGTTACCTCCTTGCGGTCAATCCTTTCTTTCTCGAACTTCACTTTATAGTGTTCGATTACTGCGTCTGCATCTTCACCGGCTAATATTGCGCCACATCTTCGAATATCTAATCCGATTCCATGTGGACAGTTCTTATAGCAATGTTCTTCAATCGCTCCGATATACGGTAAGTCCTTGTTTGGGCAATCGTAACAATACGTATCTAGCAATCTCGAGGTTTCTTGACGTGCTTCTTGTCGTTGTTCTTTCGTATAGATTGACGGACCATTCGATACTTGCTCTCTAAAATGCGCTTCTGATCGAACTTGTCCGCTTCGCTCTTTTCCACATCTCGGACACCCATGCCCTCTTCGTAAATGTGAAAATAATATCGTAAATACTTTGTCTGGATGGTGCGGGCATTTATATCTCATTTTCGTTCTATCGTTTACATAATTCTTTTCTAATAACTTGTAACCGCGTTTTTCAAACGTTTCTTTTACGAGTTCAAAAGAATGTCTACGTTTTAAAATTCCACAGTATCGACAACCGCTGCCGTTCCTTAGTTCCGCATAGCTAATCGATAATTCTTTGTCAGGATGGTGCGGACATTTATAGCGCATCTTTTCTGTTCCTATTACGTATTCAGTTTCCAATAGCTCGTAACCGCGTTTTTCAAACTTCGCGTTAACTTGTTCAAACGTTAATTTAGGTCGTGCCATTTCTATCCCTCCATACATATCTCGCATTTTTCACGTTTTACTTGCACATTTTCAAAAAAAAAATAATTTATCCGGTTATAAATAATCGATAATTTCTTGAGTACTCACTTTAATATGTGTCAGATTTCGCGAAAAACGAGCCTCTTTTTTACGAATTTCTTCAAGAACTCTCGGTAATAACCTAGATCGCATATACGAATACATAAACGCAAAGTTTAATCCGGGATACTCCCGTGTCGGCTTATAGTCGGCAAAACATGCGTCAATGAATCGTTTGGCTGCTTCCGGCTTATGCTCGGCGATGAATGCTTTCAACATTCGTCCTTCCATCGCATAGCTACGAGTTACATAAAGAATTTTGTAACGCTCCTCATGTACGTGCTTTAGGTACTCGCGGAATGTAGTTACGTTCCACTTTTCGATTGGTAGGTTGCGGAAATCTTTCGTTGATATGCGGGTCACTTTGCGTCACCTACTCCGTTTAATGACTCTAGGTTTTCGTAGAGGTTAAAATTTATTATTTTTCTTACTGTTGCAATTTCTACATAATGGTTGAATATTTTCAATGTAATCACTGCCACCTTTCGATAATGGTTTTATATGATCTTTTGTTAAAGGTTTTTCTTCTTCACAAATTGCGCATTTGTTATTAAATTTCACTTTAAGCTCTTGCCATTCTTGAAGTGTATGACTTCCTTCTGCATTACGTTCCCTTGCGTATCGTCTAGCTTTCAAATGCGAAATGTTTTCTGGGTGTTTTTTTACATATCTGCGATGATACACTTGCTTACTTTCATCAGGCTTTCTTATCCCTTTATAGGCGTGTTGTTCCACTAATGGTAGGCACTTTTTTCTGAATTCCGAATAGCACTTAATACTGCAAAAATGACGTTTTTTCTTTTTATAACTAGAAGGCTTTTCTGAAGCTTCTCCACCACAATAATCACAGTTAAAAAGAATTTGTTTTCTGTTCGCTTCACCGATTTTATTTTTCGTCTCTTCCGAATGCTTATGTCCTACTTGAAAACCTTTAACACCCTTCGGGATAAAAATCACCTCTTATACTCGTACTAGAAACATTTAACGAACTTATCATGATTTTATTTTTCCCAAGATGTTATTATCTTCATAAGTATTTCCGATTACTTCTACTTCCTCACAACACGTTGGATACTGAAAATCACTACCATAGTTTTCTTTTCCATTAGTTGCTTTGAATCCTAATTCAGATGTGTCATAAACAACGTTTCCAGTGAATAACTCACCATCATAGACCGTATCAACAATATCCCCTTCATAAATCTCCTTGCCGTTCTTGTCTTTTAATCCTGTAAATTGTTGTGGTTCTAAACACGCCCACCAATTGTCATCTTCATGATCTAATATCCGCCAAACGTCATTATCTTTTGATACACACTCGCTATAAACCCAGCTCTCTCCAACCCATGCTCTAAATTTAATTTCTCTCATTCGCCTTCCTCCTCGTCAAATAACTTACCGTGTAATTCCTCGTTAGACGCCTGCCATAAGTCGCGTCCATCTTCCGTTTTGAATATGTTCCGGCGGATTAGCGCTTCGATGTAAATCTGCTTTCGTATGTCTTCGTTATGTGTGATTGCTGAGTACATTCGTTTGTTTATTCGACCTCCTTCGCCTTCCAACTATGGATACAATTACCACTAATAATTTCAGAAGATTCATGTTATCCTTCAGTTATCGAGCAGACATTACTCGACGCGTCTTCCTAACAGACGCATATACTCCATCCCTTTCGAATCTCTGTCCCCACAGAGGTTCTTTTTTTTCTATGTTTTCGACATATATCGTTATGAATTTTCTCAATACGATACATATAGCCTTCGACCGACAAAAATGTTAATATATGGCTACACCTTTTCTTTTGACCTATATTCTTAGGTCTTTTTTTCTGACCGGTACCATATATCTGCGTTAGTTACCGCCTATCCTACCGATAACACTCCTCGTTATATACATTCGTAGGTTCCTAGATTTTTGTCTCATTATTTGAGCGTAAAATTTGCGTTAGTAACCTTTCGTTACCTGCCGCTCTTGTTGACGCTCAATCACTCCGCTTACACTTCCGATACTGCACTCGACTTTCTGCTTAACGCCTTTTAGCGTGTGCATAACCGATTGCAATACCGCTTGATCGTCCTTTGCCTTACGTCGTTCCTTACGAATACGTTTCAGCTCTTTCAATAAGTGATTACCACGAGCTGTAGTAAACGACTCAATTTCGATAGTGTGTAAGATATCTTGCTGCGCTATATCCGTTTGTGACTTACGTGTATTCGTTTGTTGCATGTCGGAATCTAGCGACTCTAGTTCCGATAGAATACGTTGCAATCGTTTCGTTACGTCTCTCATCGTATACACCTCTTATTTACTTTCCTTTTAAATTTTTCATATTGTGTTCTATATAAGACTTCATATTTTTGAGTATTTTAAAATCTGTTTATCCTTATAATATGTTATCTATTTTTAAACCTGACGATTTCACTTCGTTCATCGTATCTCATCATCTATTAGCGGCGTTCTTTTATATAAGTAATTACCGCCGAATATATTAATGATGGAAGGATATTTCGTTAGAAATAGACTTCAAGGTTTTTGGTTTTGCAACTGATATATAAAATAACTGATATATAAATAACTAATAATTCGTCTTCAGCTCGTGAAGTACCCCACTTCATACCTTGAAGTACTCCCCCTTCATCTCATGAGTTTAGTCCTCTATAAGTATCGAAGGTCGGTGGAATTTTGGAAACTCATCCGGTATTGGCAACAACGTATACAAATTCGATGATTGCCCCTTACCGTCGTCTCTGACACGTTTTTCCACTTTTACTAACTGTAACTCTTCCAATCTCTTAATCGCTGCCCTAACGGTATTCTCGGAGCACATACACTCCTTAGCAATTCGACTTACGCTTGGGTACGAAGTTTTCGTTTCATAGTCTGCATATTTACATAAGATGACGTAGACCATTTTCTCGTAGACCTTTCCGAACACTTTCGTATCATGCAATACGCCGTAATCGATATTCACGTACTTACGACTATTAAGATTGACTACACGATCTCTATTTTCGTTCATGCTACGCCCTCCTTTGAATCCTCGTTACCATTTGTCACTCCGCTAATAAAATGAGTTGGTAAAGGTAATAACGTATAGAGATTCGTAGACTGACCGTATTCATCAAAACGTGATTTAATATCGATTAGATTATGAGATTGTAATGTTCGTAATGATCTACGTACAGTACGTTCAGAACATCTCGCTTTCTCTGCGATTTCAGCTACGCTTGGACTTAGCGAGTTTGTATCATTATTTGTACCAACGTACAATATTGTATAAATTAATTTATCGACCGGCTTCGTTATATGGCACGTGTCATTGATAACTATTTTGAAATTCATCAAAGCTGTACCTCCTTACTAATATTTGTTCCGGAAAGCGTGAATTGTGATACACTTACTTATAATATTTTTTGTCCTACATTTACTATGACGCGTTACTTTAAAACTTCGCGCACTTTTCCGCAAAAAAATAATTAATTTACGTTTTTCTACTTTTTTATCCCCTATACAAATTGTGACTATAGCTTTAAAATACAGTTAATGGAAGGTATAACTCTCTTTCTTGTGACTTTTTAAAGGAGGACATAAGATTGAGTGGAACAGTAAGTAAAAATAAAAATACAGATAAATGGGATTTTGTTTTCGCTATAAAGGACCCTTTGACAGGTAAACGAAAACAAATAAGACGTAGAGGTTTCGCTACTAAACGCGAAGCAAATAAAGAAATGACACTTTTAAAGGCCGAATATCTTAACGATGATTTCCTTAAGTTATCCCATATGTCATATACGGTATTTATGGAACAGTGGTTTAAAGAAAGGCAAAATCAACTTCAAAAAGCTACTTTTCGAGCAAACTACACTCACTATCTAAACATCATAAAACCACGGCTTGGTCATTTAAAAATGAAAGAAATTACAACCATGCATCTCCAACACTATATCAATACATTGATCGAGGAAGGTCACTACTCTAGAGGGACAATTAATTTAACATTTAGTTTCATAAGGACATCATTAAAAAGGGCCAAAACACTGAAACTTATAAAGGATAATCCAGCTGTAGATGTTGTTTTACCTAGAGTATCTAAGAGTGAAATGGAAGTATGGGCCATTGACCAAGTAGATTATTTTTTAAAGGAAAGTAAGAAAATGAAGAATGTCACAAGATTTTATATTAGTTTTTCAATAGCTTTATTAACCGGTATGCGGCAAGGTGAAATTTTGGGGTTACGATGGAAAGACGTGGATTTAGTAAATAATTTAATATACATCAGACAAACGTTATCAGAACGTGGTGAATTAAAGTATGGTGCGAAAAATAAAACGAGTATACGTACGGTTCATATCCCGCAAATTTTAGTGAAGGAGCTAGAATCTCACAAGTACTTTATTGAATATGAAAAAGAAAAAGTCGGCGATAAATACACCGACTTAGACTTAGTTCTCCCTTCGAAATATGGGAAACCGTTAGATTCTCGTAGCATACGTAGGTCGTTTTATAACGTAACCGAAAAACTCGGATTACCGAGAATAAGATTCCATGATTTGCGACATACTCACGCTACGCTGTTGATACAACAAAATGTTAATGTAAAATTAATTTCAGAACGACTAGGTCACGCTGATATAGGTACGACATTAAATACGTACAGTCACGTGCTGCCTGATATGCAACGTTCTGTAGCTGAAAAACTCGACGAAGTATTCGAAAAGCGTGACCGCTAGTGTGACTCGGGACTAAAATAACGTTAAAAACGCTAGGTAAATTAGTAGGACTAAGGGTGTTATTTCACCACAAACCTCGTCTGACTACACCCATCCTTCTGCTTCGTTACCTCTAATACAGCTGGCATTGCGTTTTTCAGTTCTTGAACGTGTGAAATTACACCGATAAAGCGACCTGATTTTTGCAAGTCGATTAGGGCGTCAACTGCTTTCGTTAATGACTCTTCATCTAATGAGCCGAATCCTTCATCGATAAACATCGTTTCGATGGAAATACCACCCTCATACGCTTGAATTACATCTGCCATTCCAAGTGCTAAGCAAAGTGATGCGTTAAATTTCTCACCGCCAGATAATGTTTTTACATCTCGGGTTTGACCTGTATATGCATCATATAC